AAAGCTAAAACAATAGCACAAGGTATAGCCGCTACTAAAAAATGGCACAGAGAAAATCCTGAATATACTAATGGTGGTTGGTTAAATCAATATGAACAAGGTGGTATTAATCCTTTAGAAGCTGATATAATTTCAAAAGTTATAATGCAAAGGAATAAAGATAAAGACTTTGTAAAAAGAGCTTATGCTGTTGGTGAATACCCAGAATCTAATATGTTTCAACGCAATAGCCCTAATGATTTTGGTGAAAAAGAATCACATTTAATGTCTTGGGGAACAGATGATGAAGGACAAGCTTGGATGTATCCTAGTATTTTTAATCCTAATAATGAAGCTATTAAAGTTCCTAATGAATATGCAGATTATATTTCTTCTATAGGTTATAAAAAAGCTACAGGTATAAAATATGAAGAAGGTGGTTATGCTGATGATTCTGCAGTGTTAAATACTGAAGGTCAAGAAGTTAACACTATGCAATTTGCATTACCAACAGTACCTACTTTTAATTTTGGCAATGGTGATGGTGATGGTGAAGATCCTAAAGATAAAAAAAAGTCTAAAGATAAAAAAACTGATACTAGAACAATAGGTCAAAAAAGACATGATGCATTAGAAGCTGCTAAAACTAAAATCTTAAAAACTGAAAGTCCAGAAAACAAGAAAAAAATGGACATGTTATACAGCACTACTATAGCTGCTGAAAATACATATGGGTATGACCCTAATGCTTATGGTAGAAAAAAACAAACACGTTCACCAATGTCAATTGATAATATTGCATTAGATGAATTGTTTAACCCTAAAGGTGAAAAAAATCGTTATACACTACAACAAAAATTAAATTTTGATTTGTTGAGAAGTTTAGGTTTACCTACTGATAAAGCTAAGTTAAAAGAACTATTAGAAACAGATGATGCTTATGCTGGATTAGGTGCTGCTAAAACACTTTACTATAATGAAGGCGCTTTAAAAAATTTACCTAATCCTACAGATACTGCAGCTTATATAAATTTATATTTAAATGAATATAATAAAAGCGGTGCTTTAAAATATCAAAAAAGAAATGAATTAATTGATAATATTACTAATAAGATGAGGGCTGAAGGTAAACGTAAAACTAAAACTATTAAGCCAGTTGTTAAAAATAAAACTACTAAATAATGAAATCTAAATTATTAAAATTAGCAAACGTTAAATCTGAACAGGAATTTTATAAAAAATATCCTACTGAAGATGCTTTTTTAAAAGCTTTTCCTAAAATGAAAAGTGAACTTAAACAGTTTGCTAATGGTGGACCTGGTGATGGTGACGGTGATTCTAAACGTAAAACTAAATATCCAGTATTAGATGTTAGTAAAATTAAACCTAAAAGTACTGCTGATAGTGTTATAACATGGGCACAATTACCTATTGCTCAAGCAGCTATTGCAAGTAGAATGGCTAAGGGTGAATTTAATAATTTATCAACAGATCAATTAAAAGATTCTGTTAACAATATGTATAAAAGTTTTGGTGTTAATCCTGACTTATTATATAATTCAGGTAAAACAATGGATTCAGCATTATCATATTATAAAAATGAAAATGGTGATTACGTAGGTTTTATACCTAAAGATGCTTATGCTCCTAAAGCTTGGAACCCAGAATATATAACTACTCAAACTAGGTCACAAGCTATGCAATCTTCAAAAGGTAAAAAAGTAAATTCTGATTTTGCAATAATCAATATTAATGATATAACTGGTGATAAAAAACAAGTAACATTACCTGGTAGAGATAGTGAAAGAATAATTGTATCATTAAAAGATAAGGATAAAACTAAACCTTTAATGTTAAAAACAAGAAATGATGCTGCTGAAACTAATCTTTTAAATGCTAATCCAAATTTAACAGGTTGGAATACTGTAAAAAATTATTATAATGATCCATCATTTAATCAAGAAATAAATGCACTTTCCCCTACATCAGAAAACCCAAATAATAAAGTAACACGTACTTTTACTCCTAACTTTATAATGAAGCAAAGAGCATATGGTGGTTTACAAGAATATGCTGATGGTGGTAAAATAATGAAAGATATTGGTGCTGGTGCTTATGGTATTGGTGAAGGTATATTAGATACGGCTACTTTTGGTTTAACAGATCAATTAACTGATAAAGGTTATACAGCTTTGCAAAAAGCTGGTGGTACTACTAATGAAGAAGAACTTAAACAACAAAATGCTATCCGTGGTGGTGGTAATATTGCAGGTGCTGTAGGCACAGCTATATTTACTGGTGGTGCTACTACGGGTGCTGCTATAGGTCAAGGTGCTAAAGGTGCTAATGAAATTGTACAAAACACTAATATAGTTCCTGATGAATATAAACAAACTGCAGGTTCAATAATTAACCTTGCAGGTATGGCTGGTAGTATGGCTGCTGGTTCACCAAGCTCTTTATCAAATCCTGCAGCAACTCAATTTATGAATAGTAATTTTACACAAGGTGTACAACAAATGAATAAATATAAACCTTTTATGAATGCCGTAGGTTTTAGAAACGGTGGTATTCAACAATATGTAGATGGTGGTATGGGACCTAATGCTGAAGTAGAAAAACAAGAAAACACAGTAGCTCCTGATGGCACTTTTACACAATATAATGGTCCATCACATGAAGATGGTGGTATAGAAACAACTTTAGATCAAGGTGAAATGATATTCTCTGATAAATTAAAACCAATAGGTTCTAAAAAAACATATGCTCAATTAAATAAATCGTTTAATACTCAAAAAGAAGATGAGTTATTAAATGACCCTAAAACAAATGCTGTACAAAAATTAACAGCTGCAATGATGCGTAGAGCTAAATTAACACAATCTATTGCTTTATTCCAAAACCAAGAACAACAGAAAGAAGCTAAAGTACAAGCTTATGCTGATAAAATGGGTGTTCCTGTTTTAACTCCTAACAGTCAAGCTGAAGAACAAATGGCTAATGAATCACAAGAAATGGGTGAAGAAATGCCAATGGCTAGAATGGGTGGTATGATTAAACGTGCTGATGGTAGTTATTCTAAACGTGGTTTATGGGATAATATTAGGGCTAATAAAGGTAGTGGTAAGAAGCCTACTCCTGAAATGTTAAAACAAGAAGCTAAGATTAAAGCTCAATATGCTATGGGTGGTCCTACTGATCCTCCTTTAACTCCAGAAGAACTTAAATGGTTAGCTACAAGCTTAAGAGGAATAGAAAGTGCTAAATATTTATCTGGTCGATATCCTGATAATACCATGCCTGGTGGGACAGCGGACAGAATTAAAGAATTAACCGGACCACAAAAACTTCAGTTACAAAAGTATATGCAAAATACTGATGTAATAACAGATATGATAGAAGGTATTACTCCAAATATTGAATTTTTTAACCCTAAGCCAAAAAATAGTAAATTAGCTATGGGTGGTATGATATATGCTAATGGTGGTAGTTTTGATAACCCTGGTTTTAAAGCATTACCTGAAGCTGTACAACAAAAGATTATGGCTAACTATGAAATGGGTGGTATGTTGAAAGATACTGAAATGGATTACACACCTATGGAAGGTGAAGAATACATGGAGTATAAAAAAGGTGGTATATATATTAAACCTGAAAACCGTGGTAAGTTTAGTGCTGCAGCTAAAAGGGCTGGTATGGGCACACAAGCTTACGCTAAACACATTTTAGCTAATAAAGAGAATTATAGTTCAACATTAGTTAAACGTGCTAATTTTGCACGTAATGCAGCTAAATGGCATCATGAAATGGGTGGTTTACAACAATTTGCTGAAGCTGGTATGTATGGTGATCCACTTAAACCAGCTTGGCAAACATCATCAACACCTACAGCTGCATCAGCTGGTATTGCTAATCAAGGTAATACTTTTGTTGCTTCTTCACCAGTTTCAGAACCTAGAAGAAATCTGCTTGCTATTCGTAAATTAGATGAAAGAACTTTTAATAATAATAAACCATCTAATAAATTACTTTCAGGAGAAACAAAGCTTAATTTTGGTCCTAAAATTAAACTTGATGACGATAATTGGTCAAAAAATAATTTAACTTTTAATCCTCTTAAATACAAAGGACAATCTAAATCTGAAGGAGAATCTTTTGATTGGCAAAATGCTGCAGGTATTGCATGTGTAGGCTTATTAAGTAATGCTGGTAATATATATAATATTGCACGTGGTTTACAAAAACCTGAAGATTGGCAATATGAACGTGCTACAGCACAGTATTTAGATCCTAGTGCTGATTTAGCTGAAAATGCTAGAATGTACCAAGAAGCTAAACGTGCTTCTCAATATGCTTCAGCAGGTAATGCTACTAATTATTTAGCTAATACTGCTGCAGGTAGAGCTGCTAAAATGAATGCTGATAGACTTGTTAGAACTAATTATAGTAATGCTAATGCTCAGATAGCCAATCAGTTAGGTTTATTTAATACACAAATAGCTAATGCTGAAATGAATGCTAAACAACAAGATGAAGCACAACGCAGAAATTTAATTGGTCAAGGTATGTCAGGTATTGGTGAAAATGTATTAGGTTTCACAGGTGATTTAATGCGTATGAATGCTTATAATAATTACTTTGATAATCCTGACTTTAAAAAAACAACTAAAGGTTTACCTACATTAGGTGGTACTAGATCTAGTACTAGAGGTAGTAGTATAGGTAAAACAGGTGTATAATATTAAAAATAATAATTAACTTTATAACATGGCAAATAGATTTGACGTAGGTACTCCTCAAAAGTATGTTAGTATATATCCTTTTCAAGAATTAGCTGCTATAGGTGAAAAACTTAATGCAAGAGCTGGGCAGGCACAACAAAAAATGTCTGCTATTGAAGATGCTATATCTAAAATGGAAGTAGAAGATCAAGTTATTACTGAAGGTTCTACACTAGGTGATCAATATACTCCTGGAGTTCAATGGGCTAGTACTGGTTATGGTCAATTTAAAAATAATTTATTAAATACTGTAAAAACTGCACATGAAGATTTAACAGCTCTTTGGCAAGCAGGTGAAATAAGTATAAGTGATTTAGAACGTCAAAGTAATATATTAAATAAAAATATATTAAAAGATTATAATAAATTAAGTTTAGCTGCTGAAAATAGTAAAGTAATTAAAGAAATTAATAAAAAATACCGTGAAAATCAAGATGTACCTAATTCACCATTTGTATTAAATACTTTAGCTAAAGCTGGTAGTGAATTTCTTAAAGATCCATTTGCATTAAATTATGTTGGTGCTCCTATAGCTAAATTATTAACTGAAATGGATTATGTTAATAAATATGCATCAGGATTTAAAGATAGTGATATTGCACAATTTCAAACTGCTGCTGATAAAAATGGATATATTGATTATGGTAAAATAACTGGTGTTACAGCAGATAGAGTAAAAGCAGTTGCTCAAGATGTAGATACTGATCCTGAAATAGGTTCTCAACTTAAACAACAAGCTTATAGAGATGTTGCTAACATGATGGATCCTAATAATTCAAACTTTAATGTTGCTGTTCAAAAACAGTATGAAGGTTATAAAAATCAATTTATACAATCTGTACTTGCTAAAGCTGTTGGTCAAACTACAACACATAATCTTAAATTTGATAGATTAGGTGAAACTAAAAAGCTTCAAGATGAAATGAATGCTTTACAAGTAAGTGGTTTAATACCTGGAGATCCGCAAACAATTAATATGGATTCTGCTTTTAAAGATATAACATCTTATAATGATAAAACAAAATCTCATGTTTTAAATAGAGATCCTTATATAGTTATGCCTGAAGGTTCACGTCAAAGTGGAAATATATTTTTAAATGAACGTGCTGATGTTTCTTTTTTCAAAAATAAAGAAATAAATCAACAAAATGAAAAAATTAAAAAACAATTAGCTGATATAGCAATACAATTAAATCAAAAAGCACCTACAAATAAACAAGAAGCTGAAAAATTACTTAACGCATATTTAGAAGAAACTAAATATATTCAAGGACAACCAGTAATGGATCCTAAAGAACAAAAAGTAATATCTGAACAATTTAAAAATAATCCTGAAAAATTTAGTATTTATGAAGATGGTTATGGTAAAGAAGCTGTTGCTGCTTTAACTCCTGAAGAACGTAAAACATTTAATGCTTTAACACCAGTATCATTTAAATTAAATAATGGCACATTTATGACTGTTTATAAAGGTTCATACACAGATAAAAATGGTGCTTTAAAACAAATTTATTTAAGAGATATTGATGATACTAAAAATTCTTATGTTGATATTTACGCTAACATAAGAAATAATGCAATGAATATTTATCAATCTAATTTTAAAACTAAACTTGAAAATACAAATTCAGAAGAATATAAAAAATTAAATGCTTTAAATTATAGTTCTCAAGGAGAAAAAATTAAAAAAATTATATCTGGTGCATATGCTGATCAAACAAAATCACTTTTAAAACCTGATGCTTTTATAATAAATGATATGCAACAAGATCGTCAAGGTAATATTTATTATACTATTGTTAAAACTAAAGATGATTCTAAATTAGATCAAAAAAATATTAAAATACCTGATACAGAACAAATAGTATTTAAAATAGTTAATACAGAGCAAGGTCCTACTATGTATCTTGTTGGTAATATATCTCAAGATCTTTATAATTCTGTTACAAATAGTTATATAAAAACAAAAGCTGGACAATCTAATTTTCCACAAAAAAAATTAACTGAATATGTTAATTTTAACGATAATGATTAAATAATCAATTTATTAAAATTATTTAAATGGGCAAAAAACAAAATATTAAGCAACCTATTATTATTGATGGTGTCAAACTTGGTGGCGTTGAACCAAGTGTAAAAGATGTTACAGTATCAGATTATAGTCCAGTATTAACTACATTATCTCCAGATAATACATTTGGTGAATCTAAATATGATCTTGAAAAACCATGGTCTGTTGAAGAAATACAAAGTGGTGATTATGAACTGTATAGAGGTAAAGCTCAAAATGGTTTTGCACAATTAGGTCTTGGCTTACTTAGAGCTACTGGCAAAGCATTACTTGAAGGTGTTAAAACACCTGGTTATTTGTATGCATTAGGTGATGCTATGCGTCCTGGTGTAACATTAGATCAAGCACTTGATAATTCTTTTATTAAAGCTTTTGAAGGTGTTGAAGAAAGTATGAAAGAAGCTATGCCTGTTTATCAATCTTATAAATCAGGTAGAGGTGGATTAGTTGATAATTTATTTTCAACATCATTTTGGGGATCTGAAGGTGCTGATGGTGTAGGTTATATGGCTGGTTTATTTATACCTGGTGCTGGTATAAAAGCATTAGGTATGGCTGGTAAAATTGCTAAATTAAGCAGGGGTACTAAGATATTAGGTGGTGCTGAAAAGATAGGTGAAATGGCTGAATTAGGTACTATTACATTAGTTAATACTATAGCTGAAGCTGGTGCTGAAGCTAAAGGATTAGCAGATAATCTTAAAATACAATTTAGAGATAGATTAAATCCTGACTCACCTAATTACAATCCTATTAATCCTAGTACAGGTCAAGTATGGACAGAAAAAGAAATATCTGAAGCTATAGCTGACAATACAAGAAATTTATTTACTGAAAACTTTGCTTTATTAGTAGGACCTAATTTATTAATGAATAAATTTTTATTAGGTCGTTTTGCTAAAGATAAAAAGATACTAGATAGTTTTAGAGATGCTAATGGTAATTTAATATCTAACCCTGTAGTTAAACGTAAATTACTTTCTGAATATGGTAAAAAAATAGGTTTAGGTTTAGGTAGTGAAGGTTTTTTTGAAGAAGGTAGTCAATTTGCACTTGAAAATTATCATAATAAAAAAGCATTTAATGAAACTAATAAAAACCTTTTAGATGGTTTTATTAATGAATACTATAATGGTTTAAGTAACATTGATGGTCAAAAATCAATAGCATTAGGTGCTATACTTGGTGGTTTTGGTGGTGCTATAGGTCAGTACAGACAGAATAAAGCTGAAAGTAAAATGCGTCCTAAAATCAGTAAACTTATTGATATGAATTTTGATGGGTTTGCTGCTGATACAGATATTTATGACAGGGATGAAAATGGTAATATTATTAAAGTAAATGTTGAAAAACAATTAGCTTATTTTGCTAATATGGCTAGTGAAATGAAAGCATCACAATTAGCTGATGCTGCAACATTAGCAGATGATCCTGTATTACATGATCTTATTCAAAGTGATCAATTTGCAAGGTTTGCTGTACCTTTTATTCAATTAGGTGATGTAGGTTTAGAAATATTAGATGAAAAAATTGATAAAGCATCAGAAACTAGAGAGTTACGTGATAATGAATTATTAGGTCAAGATAAAACTAAATTTAAATTAGATTTTAATGAACAGCAATGGAAACAGAATCTTAAAAACAGTGCTAAACAATTAGCAGCTGCTTATAATGGTTCTATTGAATTAGCTAATAAATTACCTTTTCTTGAAGAAGCTGCTGCTAAAAATCCTAAATATGCAGCTGATTACATTAATGTTTTAGCTAACATGATGTATTTTGAAACATCTAAACAGATGTTTTATGTAGAACAAATAAGTAAACTAAATGCTCAAATTTTAGATATAGATAACAGTGATAAAAGATTTTTACCACAGAATGAAGCTTTTCGTGAAAAATTTGTTAAACAAATTGAATCATTAGAAAAACTATTATCAGAATCTAAAGAAAATTATAAAATTTTGTTTGATGAAAATGAACAAAGTAAAGCATATGATGAATATATAAAAGATAGAAAAGAAGAAGAAAATTTAGCACAACAAGCACAAGCTGAAGTTGATGCTGTTAATAATGAATTTGATCCTGTTAATAATCCTCAAGGTGCAGCTAAAGAACAAGCAGCTGCTGCAAGTAATGTTGCTGAAGATCTTAAAAATGAATTTGGTAATACACAAACTAATCCACCAACACTTAATGAAATATTAAATCAAAGTCAAGGTGACCGTGCACCTGCACCTACATTAAGTGATGTATTAAATCAAACTGCTCAACAAACTCCTGTTTCTACAGATGCTAAGAAAGCTGATATAGAAAAAAATTATTTTATAGTTACAATGTCTGGCTCTAGAACTATTGAGCAATTAAAATCAGAAAAAAATCCTGATTTTATAGGAGACTATGAATTTTTAGATTTAGGAGATGGTTTAGTAGCATGGAAAACACCTAAAGATCCAAAATCAACAATTCAACAATATTTAATTGCAGATACTAAATCAAATAGTAAATTAATACATAAAACATCTAAAGATGTAAAAGGTAATTTTGCAAGAATAAATGAACCTAATGTAAAAGCAGATGCTAAGTCTAGTAATGATAATTATGAATTAAGATTAAATAGATTAAATGAAGCTATTTCAAAAATTAATAATGCAGAACTAGCTGCTTTAGAAGGTAGTAAACCTGCTGAACCAATTGCTACTCAAACACCTGTTACATCAACTGTATCTGATGAAGATCAAGATGAAGTATCTAAACAAATAAATAATGTATCAGTTTATTCTCATACTGATGATTATGATAATGTTGATAAAATACCTTTAAACTCAATAGAAGGTAAAATAAAACAACTCTGGAATGATTTCAGAATGCTTTTATTTAAAGGTAAAAAAATAGGTAAACAATATTTATTTGATCGTAATGAAAATGGTTTGCCTAATTATGAAAATAAATCAGGTATTGATGTTACTGCTTTAAATAATTTAAGAAAAGGTGATACTGTTAGATTTGAATCACGTCCTTTATCTGTAGATCCAGATGCTATTGCTATATTAGATTTAAATAATAAACTAATAGGTTGGGTTAGGGCTTCAGCTAAAAAACAATTAGAACAATTAAAAACAAATAATCAGTTAAATACTGAACAAGCTCAAACACTTCAACAATTTGAAGAATGGCGTACAACATTACTTAATAAACTTAAATCAGGTGAAGAAGTATATAGTACAGTTCAAGAAAAAGGTACAGGTAACTTATACACTAAAACTATATTATTACCTACAGGTCAACAGATTGTAGATGCTAATATAGATATATTTAATTCATTTAGAGAAAAAGATACCATACAAAGTAAACCTATATTTGTATATGCAAGTAAAAAAGATGTTACAGGTAGATCAAAATTAGTATTACCTGAAACAACATTTACACCTGAAGAAAATGCAGCTATTCAAAATAGATTAGAAACATTAAATAAATATGATTTAAAACCAGGTCGTGTATTTAAATTAATTAAAGATTTAAATGATGAGTGGAGTTTAATGCCATTATATGCTAATAATATTACTGATGATATTTTTAAAGATATAGTTGAAATATTAAAAAATACAGATAATGAATCTGATATTCAAATACTTAGTCGTGATTTAAATAAATATATTTATAGTACTACTAATGATAATAAATCAGCACCATTATTAATTAAGAAAAATCAAATTAATCAAATTGTTTTTTATTTAGGTACTAAAAGTTTTACATTAGATGATATAAAATCAAAACCTGAAATTTGGAAACAAGTTAAAGATATACTTAAAAAACAAAAACAAAATATAGAGGTAGCAAACCTTAATCAATCATTTCAACAACAAGAGTATGCTAAAAACAAAACCTTGTTAACAAATGTTAATTTATATGAAGGTGAATATTTTATACAACCTTATGTATCTTACGTAACAGATTTTAAAATTAACATAAATCCTAAACCTGTAACTACAACACCAGCTGCAGCTAGTGCTCAACCTAGTACTAATCAACAACAAGTTGATAGGGCTGAACGTTTAAAACGTGCAGCAGCTAGGTATAAAAATCCAGATACTGAAGGTGCAGCATCAGTTAGACCTGATTATAGTAAATATAATGAAAAGCAATTTAAAGCCTTTTTAAAGAAGAAATTACCTCAGCTTAGTATAGCTAACCAAGACCAATTAAATGCTCTTAGAGGGCTTCTAATTGATCCTGTGGGGTATTTTAAAGGTAACCTTATATATTTATTTAAAGGTGCTGGTAATTTAACAGCTTACCATGAAGCATTTCACGGTGTATTTAGGAATTTATTAACAGTAGCTGAGCGTGAAAATATAATTAATGAAGCTAAAAGTAAGTATAAAGAACCTACAAAAGAAGATTTAGATAACTTACAAAAACGTTTAAACAATAATTATACTACTGAACAATTAACTTATTTATATTACGAAGAACAATTAGCTGATGATTTTGCAATTTATACTAATGATAAAAACAACCGTAGCTTACTTAAAAGAATTACAGATGCTATTAGAGCTATATTTGATAAAATACTGTCCTATTTTGATTTATTTGAGAGTGCTAATACCTCAAGTATAAATGATGTATTTGATGCTGTAAATGAAGGTAGATTTAAACAAAGACAATCTATAAGTAATAATGTAGTTAATTTACCTTTGTTTCAAGAAGGTGCTTATTCACCTAAAGCTAAATTAAATATTGGTTTAGCTGATAGAATTAAAGTTGTATCATCATTAGCTGATAACTTTTTAGCTTTATTGAATCAACGTATAGTTAATGATAAATATGCTGATGTAAGTAAAAAAGATTTATTTAATGGTATATATGATGAATTATACAATCAATTAAATGAAGCTTTTGATTTAAGCGATTCAGATTTACTTGGTAATGTTATATTAAATTATGCTGATTTAATTAATCAGGATGTTAAAACTAATTTAAAAGAACGTGGTGTACTTGATAATTTTGATTATGAATTTATTAATAGTGAAGAACGTAATCCTGAATCAAAATCAACATTAACTAATGATGATAAATTAACATTAGCTGTATCTGAAACTGAAGAAACTCAAATTAAAGAAGGTAAAGATTCTAAAGGATATAGAGAACAAACTTCTATTTCAGGTTTAACTACTGCATCTGCACGTATTAAATTATTTTTATCAGCTATACCTGTTTATGAAGAAAATGAAAATGGTGAATTAGTTTATGAAAAAAATGAATTAGGTTTACAAAAATATCATGATTTTAAATCATTATATTATTATATAGAAAAGAACTTAATTGATAAATATACTTTTGAAGAACAATTAGCAGTGTTAAAAAATTTAACATCTTCTAATCCTGCTTTAATAAGTGTATTAAATAAACTTCAAGTTAATCCGCCCTACATGAGTGCTGAAAGATTTGAAATGTTACAAAATGATTTTAAAACTAATTTTAGTAAACAACAACTAGTATACACATTAGTTAAACATTCATATAATCCTGCTAATAATACTATTAGTTTTAAAATAATAGATGCTAATAGAAATAATTTACCTACTAAATTAAAAGAAAGTTGGAAAAATAGTTATACAGTTAATGTATCTGAAAAAGGTTTATCACAACCAATTAAATTAGAAAACACTCTTAAAAAAGAAATTAAAAAACTTGATAATGAAAATGGTGCTTTAGATGTTGATGTTATCAGTTCATTGCTTAAAACTATTCATATTGATTTAAGTAAAAAAACTATAGAAGCTAATGCTGATAGTAAAGTATTTGCAAGGGATATAAATGTTGTATTATCATGGTATATTAAAAATAATAATACTAATTATGATGCTGCTACAAGGATAGCTATTGAAAATTTAATTAAACTTGAAACAGCTGTAATGATAGAAATGCATTCACAATCATTTATTGATGGTGAAGGTAATAATATCTGGACTATACAATTACCATCTGAATTAAGTAAGTTTTTAGCTAAAGTTAAAAATCCTCAAAAACGTGAACGATTTATAAATGATTTCTTTAAAGATGTTTTTTATAAAAATTCTAATTTACTTAACGAATTACAACGTAATTCTAAATTTGCTGAAATATTTTCAATATCTTATTTAGATTCATTTAAAGATGAAATAGGTGTTAAAAAAGGTATTGGATTTACATCATTATCACCAAGAGATTATTTAGCTATGAAAATAGCTTTATTTAATAACCTTGAGGTTAATAGTGAAGATCGTTTTACAATGCCTGTAAATAAATATTTATATATTGTACCTGCTGATAAGAGTATGCAAGCCATTGTAGACTCTACATCATTTGATGTTTTCTTTGCACCAAACAATATTGAAGTAAGTACCAATAGTAAAATCATTGAGTCGTTTTATAATATATTTTTACAAGAAGCTAAACGTATAAATAAGTTTAATAAAATAAAAAATAGTTTTTTAACTGAAGGTTCACAATCAAAATTTAAACCTACATTGCTTAATGAGTATGGTGTATTTAGTAAAAAAACATATCAAAGTGATTTAGTACAAAATTTATTAAATAAATATAATACTGAAGGTACATTAACTAATGAAGAATATGCACAATTAGCCAATAAAATGGATGGTCAAGCATTTAAATTTAATTATTTAAATAATGATTATTTTACATTTGCTAAAAATTTACCACAACAAACTAAAGAGTTAATTAAAAATACATTAGAAAATAGTTTACTTACTGATGATATGCTTGAAAAATCTTTAGCTGCGCAAAAAAATATAATTAAAAAAGAGTTAGCTTCATTTGTATATAAAACTTATGAAATAACTTTAAAAGAGTGGGAAAGTAAAGGCATAATAACTAAAAATAAAAATAATGAATATGTTAATTCATTAGTTCAATTACCTTCTGTAAAAACAACTACTAGTGTAGATCAACGTATTAAAAATTTAGCATTAAAATATAGTGCTAATTATTTATTACACAATATTGAACTATCTAATATGTTTAACGGTGATGTATCTCAATATAAACCTAATGATTTACAAAAACGTACTAATCAGTCACAAAGTTTTATGACTGATGGTAAATTTAATAATCCTGTAATAAGAACTAAAGTAAATAAAGATGTTATACATGATTATTCTTTAGAATCAGATTATACTAACATGGTTGATGTACTTAAACAATTAGGTGTATCTGATGAACGTATAAATGAAATATTAGATCCATATAAAAAGACTAATGTAACAGATGCTCAAGTAATAATTCATCCTGAATTTTTTAAACTTATTCATTATTCACAAGGTACTTGGACACCTGAATTAGAAACAGCTTATAACATAGCTGAAGGTATAATACCTGGTGATGCTAAAAAAAGTGTACAAACATTATTACGTGGTTTTAAACCATTTTATTTTGGTAAACGTTTTGATCCTGTAACTGAAACATGGTATTATGAACAAGTTAAATGTTCTATGTTTCCATTATTTAAATCTTATACAGATATTAATCCATTATTTGCTTTAAAACGTGAAGAAATGGAAAAAGATAATATAGATATGATAGCTTTTGAATCATCATTCAAAGGTGCTATAGGTTATAGAAGTGATTTTTTAGATGATAATAAAACTATATTAGAATTAGATGTTAATAATTTTGGTATTCAACAAGCTAACCCTGATCATACTACTGAAGGTAATGATTCATTACGTCAGCTTAAAATGATTTTACCAGGTACTATTGACACTAATGTTAGTTATAATGGTAGATCAGGTGCTGATATATTAGATGAAATATTATCACTTGAAGCTGCTAATTTAAAAACTGATTTAATTAAATTAACTAAATTATTAAATAATCCTTCGTCACAAGCTGAGTTTAATAGCTTTATTCAAGAAATGATTACTAAGCGTGGTGCTTATGAAGTATTAGTTAATTTTTTAAGTGTTGATGAAAATGGTCAATATATTTACCCATTAGATAGTGGTATAACAAGTACTAAAGTACAAGAATTATTATCTAGTGTATTTACTTCTAAAGTATTAAAACAAAAATTTAATCATGGTGGTTCATTAGTACAAGCTACTAGTTTAGGTCTTAAGTTTAGTAATTTAAGTGAACAACAAAAAAACCTTACACCTGAATTATTAGCTAAACAACGTAAATTAGAATGGTTTAAACCAAACATTCAAACTGGTCAAATAGGTTATGCAGAATGTATTATGCCTGCATCAGCTAAAAAATTCTTTGATGAAAATGGTTTTTTAAAAGATATAAATAATATACCTGATGCATTAAAAGAATTTATAGCTTATCGTATACCTACTGAAGGTTTACATTCAACAATGGCTATTAGAGTAATTGAATTTTTACCTAAAGAATTAGGTAATTTTATATTATTACCTTATCATGTAACTACACAATTTGGTGCTGACTTTGACTTTGATAAAATTTATTTCTTTGGTAGAGAATTTACTACAAGTGTAAATAAGAAAACAGGTAAAGTAACTTACAGAATACCTGAAATGAATTATGATGAAACTGAGTATGCTACTGAACAACGTTATAAAGATTATGTATATTCTGTATTACAAGATAAAAATAATGAACTTTATTATGAAGATGTTATTACTGAATATGAAAAATATTATGGTGAACCAATAGCATCATTATCTAAAAATGAAAAAATACAAGTTTTAGTAAGTGAAAACATACTAATGACACTAGATAAATTTAGTAAACGACCTATAGAAGAACAAAATACTAAAGCAGCTAGGAATAATCGTATAGTTGATAATTATCTTAATATTATTACATCTATTGAAAACTTAACTAATATTATTGCACCTTCAAGTTTTAAAGACATTGCTGATTTTAAAAATAATTATTTTGGTGAAAATGAAAAAGTTAATTTCTTTGCTGATTTTACACAAAATAATTATAAAAATCGTAACCATACAGGTAGGATATTAAAAGGTATATGGGCTTTACATTTAACAGGTCATTCATATGCTCGTATATCAGGTTTATCAACTAAACAAAATGTAAATGCTCAAGGTTTTGTAGATTATGGTAATTCAGTTAATCTTGAAGGTGGTATTACTGAAGGTAATAATCATAGAAATGATTTTTCAAGATTATATAATGATGAAGGTAAATTAATAGCTCGTGAGTTAGGTAAAGTGATGGCTGCTGTATTAGATGACCTTAAAAATCCATTACTTGAAAGTTTAAATATTAACCAATATACAACACATGCGTTAGCTGCTATTCTTAGGGCAGGTTATTCTATGGAAACTATGTTATTGTTTTCAAGTCAACCTGCAATAACTAAGTTTTCACAACAGTCTATAGATAATTCAAGTGCTTTATCTAAAAAAACTGAACGTTTTGACATTGAAAATTTAAAAGTATCTTATATTAAAATATTAAAAGATATCTATAATAAATATGAATATCAAGATAATCCTGATATTAAAAGACTTATGGATACTTTAAATACAAATATACCTATTACAAATGCTGAATTAAAGGATATTTTAACTAATTTTACTAATGACGCTAATGGTAATTTAATTAATAAAGTTACTGGTAAAAAACCTAGTGTTGAACAAGCTATGAAATACTATCATGTTCAGGTTAATGTTTTAAAACAAATGGAAAACTTAATTGCAATAGGTGATCAGTTTAAAAACTTAAATAATTTTTATACTATAAATAAAGAAGTAGGACCTCAAATAGAAGATATTATTGAACAACAAGATTTGTTAGTTCAAATATCTAAAGATGATATATTACGTGATTATGAAATTGATTCAATGGCTACTTTATATCAAACATGGGATACTCATTTAAATGCTTTAGATTACTTTTCTAAATACTTTCCTTATAGTAGTGAGCTATACATGGGTATTAAAAGTCAAATAGCTTTAATTCAAAAAAATAAAAGTATTAGCGGTATTAAAACTGATGACCGTAAATTAATAAATAACTTTATTAGGACTTATTTAGATTATTCTTTTGAGAAGTTTGTTGATATACCATCTCAATCTGAAGAATTATTAAGATCATTCCCATCAATGGTTAAACAAATTACTAAAGGTACATCAGGTTTAAAGATAGATGATATATCATATGAAGAATTAAGTAAAAATCCTTTTATAGCTAATATTGAAGTTAAATTCAATAAAAAAACTGGTTTAAATCAAATTCAATTAAAAAGTGGTCAGTTAATACCTCAAGTAAAAGATAGTATCTCTAATGGGCTTATATTGCTTTATAACAATAAAAAAACAAGAGGGTTAGCTGAAAATTTTGTTAAATATGCATTTTTAACTAGTGGTTTTTATACTGGTGTTAATATGTATTCAAATCTTATAGATCCAAGTATATTAAAAGCTATGGAGTATACAAATTATAGGATGCAAACAACTAATGATTTAGTTAATGGTACTTTTACATTAGAAGTTGATAATAATAGATTAATAGATCAATTAGTTAGAAATTATCCTTATAACTTTACTAATATATTTGATAGTAATTTATTTGATGAATCAACTAAAAATGGTTTACCTAATAAATTAACACTTAATGAAGAAGCTTTAAATGAAGCTAATATGAGTGGTTATATGTTTGATACTAAAATTGGTATTTTAACACCACGTTATATAATGGTACGTCAAAAAGATGCTGAATCTACTAAAAAAGAAGGTTTAACATTATATAAATTAGAAAATAATAATGAAGGTTTTAAATATGTTAAAATAAATGAATTAGGTAAAAAAGGATTTTTAATAGAAGTAAATCCTTTAGAAGATATTGTTAATAGTGTTGTTAACAGAAATTTAGAAAAAATACCTGATGCTATACTTCAAGATCCACCTGATGGTGTTGAAAATGATATGATGCCTGAATTAAGTATGTCAAAAGATACTGAATATGATATGGAAGCTAGTATACTTGGTAAATCACAAGTTGAATTTGATGCTATAGATAAAGCTATTGCTGCTAAATCTATTACTCAACCTATAGTACAACCTACTGAAAGAAAAACTTATTCAGGAAAAGTAACAAGTTTACAGCCTAATCAAATATTTGTATTTGGAAGTAATCCTCTTGGTATTAATGGAAATCCTTCTAAAGGCACAGGAGGAGCAGCTTTAGTTGCGTATAATATTGCAGGTGTTAAACAAGGTGAAAAAATGGATAATAAGTTATCTGATTCAGGAAAAGCTTGGGGAATTACAACAGTAAAAGCTCCAGGACAAAAAAGAAGTAAAACTCCTGAACAAATAACAGAAGGTATTAAAAAATTATATGAATATGCTAAACAAAATCCAACCAAAGAATTTTTAATTTCTGATTATTCAGGAACAAATCTTAATGGTTATACAGGTCAAGAAATGGCAGATATGTTTGTTAATGCAGGATCAATACCTTCTAATATAGTATTTAATAACAACTTTGATAAATTAATTACTACTCAACCTACTACTCAACCTACTGCACAAGATAATCAAATATTAAATTCACCACAATTTAAAGAATTTTACAATAAAGAATTAGAAAGTAATCCTAATTTAACTGTAGAAGAAGCTTTAGATTATTATAAAAAATGTAAATAATAATAACTTATAAATTATGTCACAAAGTTGTTTTAATTTTAGTCTTAACGAAAATAAAAGAATAGCTGAAGATTTTGGAGAAATAGAAACTCAAAAATTAATTGAGTTGTATTTTCCAGATAAAAATCCTGCTAGTTATAATGAATTTATAAGTAATGATAAAGTAAAAGAAGCTTTAGGTTTAAAAGGTATAACTGAAGCTAACAAACTTTTAAATACTAATTATAAAAAAGAAATTAGTAATCAACAATTAATTAATTTAAAAAGTATTATTAGTCAAACTAATAATAAATTAAAAGGTGAAAATAAAAACATAGTATATAAATTATACAATGTTAAACAATTAGGTGAATCTGATAATTATACTTGGGGTATACGTGAAATAAAAGGTAATTTAGATGTTGATGCTAAAATTGAAAGAGCTTTAACTAGAGGTAAAACTGAACAAGCTAAAAATTTAAAAAATTTAAATGATAATAATCAATTAACATTATTTCAATTATCTAATAAACAAATTATTAAACCAGGAGTACAAGAACTATTTGATTCTAATCCTGAATTAGCTAATCAAGTATATGAAGCTTTAGGGTTTAAAAATCAAACACCTAAAAGATTAACTAAATCTGATAGAACTTTATCTAAGTATATATCTATTGGAAAATCTGAATTTGAAAAAGCTCAAAAAGAAGCCAATACCAAAAGTTCTGATTTTAATCATAATGGATTTAGATGGTATGAATCTGAGGATGAGTTATTTGGTGGAAAAGATTGGAGAAAAGATGAATTACCACAAAGTAATAGTGGAACTTTTGAGGATGATTACTATAAGTTACAAGTAGAATTTTCTCAAAAAGCAAGAAGTTTTCATCCAGAAGATTTTGATGAAATGGGTTTTGAGTTATTGTATGATTTACCTCAAGATGAATTATTTCAAGCTATCAGATATTGGTATAAACCTTTAGAAGGAATTGAATTTACAGAATTAGCTGATATATATGACCCAAATTCTTCTTATAATAAAAAACATCCAGAAGATATTAAATCTAAAGATGCTTCTGATTTAAGAAAGTTTATTGAAAAAGAAATAGGAATTAAAAATAAACTATACCCTTCCTTAAACAACCAAATAACCCCACAACAAAAACAAAAAGCTCTACAACTATACTCTCAATACTTAGATACTATATTTCCTGAAAGAACAAATATTGTTTATTCTACATCAACACTAGATGATGGAAGTAATTTTTTAACAGATGATATAAATTATTCAAAAAAATATAAAGGTATTACAAAACCATATATTGTAAATTTAAAAAATTCTTTAAAAACTAATTATGGTATTAATATTGCAATTTCTAATATATTATTTGAAGAAAATCCTAATATAGATGTAATTTATGGTAAAGAAGGAGAAAGAATAAGTTATAAAGATATATGGGCTGAAATTCAACAAGATCCTGATTTAACACAAAATGAAGCTATAAAATTATTATCATCTAGACCAACAAGAAATATTAATGTTTTTGTTGTTAAAAATAAATCAGAAAAATATGAATTAAATACTAAACAAGATATTGAAAATTTTAAAAATTTTATTAATAAAGAAAATAAATTAAATAATTTTGATTTAGATATTGATGAAAATCTAACAAAAAAAGAAAAATTAACAAAATTTTTTACTCAATTTGGTTTTAAATTTGAAGAAGGAGATTTATCAACAGATTTATTAAAAAAAATAATATATGTTAATAAAAATGATATTGAATTATTTATTAATAATTCTGTAAAAGCTTTAAGTCAACTTTTATTAGCTAATACTAATATAGATTTTAATAAACTTAAAAATTTAATTGAAAATACTGAAGAATTTAAAAGTTTATTAAATAATTCAACAACTGAATTTAAAAATAATTATTATCATATAAACAGTGGTAATAAAATTCCAATTAATGATTATAGAATTTATCAAAAAGATTATGAAAATATAAAAAAACAAGTAATTGAAAAATATTTAAAAGAATCTTTATTAGATAATAAAAATTTAAAACCTTTACACAAATTAATTATTGATTTTATTAATTGGTTAAAAAATTTATTTGAAACTGCTACAAATTTAAAAGATATTACTGATAGTTTAATACAACAAGTTTTTGAAAATCAAAAAGAAATTATTATTAATTCTAATCTTTTAAAAAATAAAGAAAAAGTTAATTTAAATAAAGCTTTAAAAGAAACTAAACATGGTAAAAATATAATTAAAATATTTGGTGATTTTGGTTTAATTCTTACTGGTAGTATAAGTGCATCTGAACAAGGTACTATTTGGAGAAAAATTGGTAAACTTTTACACGATATTGATTGGATTGTACCTAAAGATTTTAATAAAGATTATTTACAAAAATTATTTGATGAATTTCCTGGAGCAACATTAATAAGACAATTTGATAGTCCTGGTTATTACACAAGAACATATGTTGTTCCACCAAAAGGATACACTATTGCTAATTTAGAATATTTTGAAAAAGAAAAATATAATGAAAAATATATTAAACAATATGATTTGTTAGATCAAAATAATAAAATAGTTAATAATTATAGAAGATATTATGATGTAACACCTGAAGGAAAAGTTTACGAAACAAAAGAAGTTTATAATGAAAATTTACAAAATGTTGATGTAAATTTAGATCCTGTATTAGTTGATTTTTTTGAAAATAAACAAAATTTAGAATTTAAACCTTATACTGTAAATGTAGAAGGTGTTAAACTACAATTATCAAATTGGTTATCTTCTTTTTCTGAAAAATTAAGATACGGTAGAGCTAAAGATTTATTAGATTATGCTTTATTTATACCTAATGATTTAAATCAATCAAAAGATAATAAATCATTTCAATTAGAACCAACAATACAAAAAGATCCTACTGAAATTATTCAACAAGTTGATACTTTATTAAATGATTATATTAATAACAATAATATAAAAGTTGAATTTAAAGATAGGGTTTTAGATGATAATGGTAATGATGTTGTAGCTTTTTACAATAGTGTTAAAAAAGTTATTGAGATTAATCAAAATCAACGTGATAGTAAAACATTACCTGAAGAATTAGCTCACCATTTACATTTAGCTTTAGGTAAAGATCATATACTTGTTAAACGTGCTTTTAACCTATTAAATAGGGTTGATTATAAAGCTATGTTAGGTCAAGAATATGTTGACTTATATAAAAATAATACAGATTTATTAAAATTTGAAATATTAGGTAAATTAACTGCAGCAGCAGTACGTGGTGAAAAGATACCTTTACAAATGAATACTGTTGAAGGTAATAAGCTTTGGGATACTATTAAACGTATGATTGATGCTGTTATAAAGTTATTTAAACCTGATGTAAATGTTCAAAAAGAACTTGATAATTTAAGTAATCAATTTGCTAATATGCTTAAATCAGGTGTTAAAGTTGATAGTGAAAAATCAATTAATGCTAAATTATATCAAACTAATAAAGATTTAATTAATTTAAGTTCTAAAATTAAACCTGCTTACGTTTATTATACAACATTATCAACAGCACTTAAAAAGAAACAAAAACAATTTAGTGCATTATCTGAAGAATATAAAATTATTCAAAATCAAATTAATACTATTGATATATCATTAAGAGAATTAATTCAAAATGAAAATGAATTACCTTTAATTAATCTTGTTGAAGAAACTATAACAACTGTAGCTCAAAACATTAATGATTTTGAAATTAATTATTCTAAAGGTATAATGCCTTCAGAAAAAAATATTATTGAAGCTGTTGAAATACTTAAAAAGTTTTCAGGATTTCCTGGTACAGAAAGTAAAATTAATGCTTTAAAAGCTAGATTAATTAATTTTATTAAACCTTATTTAGCAAATAAAGCTTCTGAGGTATTAGGTAAACCTGTTACTGAGGAAGATATATCTGCTGTAACAAGTGATATTAATGTACTTGAAAAGAATTTTGGTACATTAGCAAGAACTGAATTTACATTATCACGTATGCTTGGTTTATTAATTAAACAAAAGCAAAATACTATAGAACGTGAAAATAAGCAAGCTTTTGAACAAGTACAAGCTGCTACTAATAAATTAAAAGATTGGGCAGCTAGCAAAGGTATGTCTTTAGAGCAAGCTTTTGATGTATTACAACAAGAATACAGAGGTACTAGAATATTAACTAAAGAATATACTAGTGAATTTTATAAGTTAATTAATGATACTTATAAATTAGATCCTGAAAAAGCTAAAGAAGCACGTGCTAAAATAGCTATTTGGGATGCTGCTAATAAAAAATGGATACCTAAATCTACTAAGTATAATAATCCAAATTACCAATTAATACATAAAAAAGGTAATGAAGATTTATTAAACTATTATAATTTCTTTAAAGATCAAATTCAAAAAATATCTGATAATACATTACCTATTGAATTAGATGATTATTTTATACCTAATGTGTATGAAGAAACACTTTTAGATATATTAAAAACTGAAGATGCTGTTGGTGATAAATTAAAAGATAGTGTTATCCATATATTAGAATTTAATCCATTTGAAAAAATGGGTACTGTTGATAAGCAGATGGATGTTATTTATGATGCTGATTTGATTGGTGATAAAATACCTTTAAAATACATTCAAGCACTACCTGAAGATAAGAAATCTAAAAATTTAAGTGCAGCATTATTAAAATTCATGTATTTTGCTAATAGTTATAATCACATGAATGAAATATTACCTATTGCTAACTTAGTTCAGGAAACTATAACAGACCCTGATACTAGTAAAATACTTCAATATGGTAACCCTAACTTAAACGTTGCTGCTAAATCTAATATAGTTGACATGGTTAAAACTATAAAAGAAATGCAGATTTTAGGTAAGATGCGTAAAGAGAATGAAATGTTTAATGTATTAGGTTATAAATTAAACTATGGTAAATTAATTGATTTTGGTTTACAGTACACTTCTAAAATACGTTTAGGTTTAAATCCATTTGCTGCATTAGCTAACGTTGCTGTAGGTAACTTAGGTAATATTATTGAAGCTGCAGGTGGTAAATACTTTACATTAAGTGAATATTTTAGTGCTTTAGGTACCTTTACAACTGAAGCTAAAAAAGTAGATGGATTGATTAATCTATTTAACCCTTTGATGGAAATGGATGATTATGAAAATCTTAAAAAATTAGGTGTTGGTTCTAAAGAATACCGTGAAAAAATAAATGGTTTGTTATATGCACCTACACGTATGGGTGAAAAACAAATGCAAACTACTACTATGATTGCTATATTAAAGCATAAAAAAGTTGACATTAAAGATAAAAAAGGTAATGTAACTGGTAGTATATCAATGTTAGATGCTTTTGATAGTAATGGTAAATGGGATACTGCTAAAATGGGTTATGAATTAAATGAACAAGAAATTAATAAAATAACCAATAGAGTACATGGTGTTAACCAAATGATTCATGGTAGGTATTCAGCTAAAGATGCTGCTGCAATGCAACAATATGCTATGTATAGGGCTTTAATGCAATTTAAAAAATGGATACCAGCTGCTGTTGAACAACGTTTTATGGCTAGACGTTATGACCCACTATTAGATGAAGAAACTGAAGGTAGGTATTGGGCTTATGCTAAAGGTCTTAGACTTATGATGGCTAAATTAAAAAATGATGCCAAAAAGATTGAAGAAAATAAGTTTACTGAATTAGATTGGTATAACATGCGTAGAAATGCTATGGAAGTACTAATGATAGGTTTAATGTTTGGTTTAACTACTTTCCTTAAAGCTGGTGATGATGATGATGAATTAAAGCGTAATGCAAGTTATAAGACTTATATGCGCCTTTTAAACAGCGTTAGTGGTGATTTAATGCAATGGTATTTACCAGGTACATTTTTAGATAAAGCTATGGTATTACCTGTAACTAAAACATTAAGGTCACTTGAAAGAACTATACAGTATACACCTTATATGTTTGGTGATTATACTAGTGATGCTTCAGGTACTTATGAAGCTGGTGAACGTAAAGATGAAAATAAATTCTGGAGTAATTTCTTTAATAATGTACCTTTTGGTAGTACTACTGCTGACATGTACAGAACATGGTTTAAAGATGATGTAAGTTACATACCTCGTAATAGGTAATTCAATATCAATGCAGGTAAAAAAAAGGGTTAGCTCACTTAAGAACTAACCCTTGATTTATTTTTTATTAATTAATTAAAACGTACTTAAATAATTTTTAGCAGCTTTAAGTGTATCAAATGTAATACGCTTACTAACACCACTAACACATTTACGCACAGTATATTTACCACTTATTTGTTTGTAAATATTCTTTGCTATACGTTGATCTTGCTTTAGGTTTGTAACCTTGGTTTTAGATTTACCCTTGTTTGTTTGTTTTTTCATAGTTTATATTTAATCTTTAAATTTATTGACTATACTGTCCCAACTAACCCAAATCTTATTATTATCATCACACAAGTAAAATAAACCATCATATTCAAGAAATACAACAGATTCTTTAGTTGCTTGGGAATGTGCTAAAACTTGGTTGTTTTCATCATGTACTACAAGTACATTATAGTTTTCATTAACACCTTTATCATTAGGTATTTGAACTACGTCTTTAAATATATTAAATTTCATATTATCTATTATCTCCAGAGCCTTGTATTACACCTCTGTTCATCCTATCTTTTAATTTAGCTATATTATTTTCTGCAATAGCATTCATATCAAGTCCTAAATCTCTAGATAAGGCAGCTATATACCAAAGTACATCACCTATTTCTTTACCAATCTCTACCACACTAGCAGGTGAATATACGCCATTATTATCCCGTAATACTTTTTTAATCTTACCTAAAACTTCACCAGCTTCATTGCTAAGACCTAAAGCAGGGTAAATAATTTTGCTATTGTCACTGTAAACAGCTGTCTGTGCAGCTTCATTTTGATATTCGTTAAACGTCATTTTGTTTCTTTTATTACTGCAAAGCTAGCATAAGCTCCACATTTTTTACATTGTTTTTGTATTTTTAACACACCTGTAGCAGTTATACGTTTTTTACAATATGCTAAATCATTATTACCACATTTAGGGCAAGTATGTTTATCATGACCACGTAATACACCTACATGTGTTTTAGCTGATACATAATTTTCAAGTTTCTTAAATACACGTTCTAATAATAAAACATCATTACAACAATATTTAATCATCTTGCTTAAGGCTGTAGGATCATTATTTTCAATAATCTTTTTCCACAATTCAAACCCACCTGTATCTATTTTCTTCCCTACTTTAAGTATTTGACCTATGTAGTCCAACCTGTTAGAGTTAAATTTAAACTCTTTACGGGCTATTTTAAGTGTATCTATACTGGTTATAGAAGGCATGTTTCTAATACCATGATATAAACACCTGGTTTTGAACCACTTAATATCAAACTTATCTGAATTATGACCTACAATCTCATCAGCATCCATTATAATTTTATAGAACTGATGGATCATTTCATAATCATCACCTTTATTCCAATGTAAAGAATGTACTTTATTTTCATGTTCCCATTTGTAACATATACAAATAATGGCTCTTTCCTTAATAATATTTTGGTAACCTACATTAAGGTTATAACCAATAGTCCATGAATAAACAACATTAGGGCTTGTTTCAATGTCAAAATATAGGCGTTTTAAGCTATTTTTAGGCATTTTAAAGACACTTTGTTGTTCAGGTATACTTTTACTTGGTTTAGATTTAGTAAACGATTTAAAGTTATCCTGAGCTGTTTTTTTAGCTATTACAATATCATTTAGTGACCACCTAGGCCACATTGATTTTATAAACTTTACGTTTTTCTTGAAATAGCCTGGTCTATCCATTAGCCATTTATATATAACTAATTGATTTTCAGTCATTTGTTTTTGTTTTATATACTACATTACGGTCATCAACACCTTTATTTGTTTTTTGACTATCTAAAATCATCATAATACTGGCTGCTGCATTAGCCAAATGATTAGTACCAATCTCATCAATATCTTCCCCACGTAACCATTGGTTTAAATGACGCATAGCTGCTGCTATATAACGCCTGTAATTAGTACCATGACTATAATTAAATACCCCATATTTTTGAGCACCTTTTGAAAATACTATTGCTATTTCTAATAATGCTTCTTGTGGTATTAATGTAAAGTCAGGTTTATCATGATCAAATTTTATAGTTTCTTTAATTTCTACAGTATTTGAATTACTATATGTAGTATTTGATTTATAATTAGGATAATATTCTCCTATTTTAGGTGCAGAAACCCTATTTTCTAGGGCTTCTGTTCCATTTGCTGGTCTATTTAGTTTATTAAAGTCAAATTCCATTCGGCAAATATAATTATTTTATTTCACATGCACCACCTGCGCAAGCAGCTTGGTCAGTAAAATTTGTACCATCCTCATTTTCAATGACTTTAGTTAAGTCAATCTCTTTTAAACTTGAGCTAAGTTTATCAAAAACAGCCTTAGTACAGTTTTCAAATGGTGCTTGTATATAGCTACCATTATCATAAGGTAATACACTTATACCGTTATATGTGTGTTTATTATGCCACATCCAATCTCCTACAATAATCCATTCTTCAGGTTTAATAGACACTGTTGCACTAACGTTATTTGTATTATCACCTTTTCTGTGACCATTTCTAACCCACTCTAGATTAAATTTGCTAATACGATCTAATAACTGCATAGCACTTTCAGTTCTTAATATAGAACCTTGTGGTGCTTCTTGAGGTATAGTTATAATAGCAGTATCTGATCTTAACTGGTCATCTTCTATAAGTTCAGGATGATGTATTGCTAAGTGAAAGTATAAAGGATCATTTTTCATAAGCCTAATACGACGTAAATAATAATCATTATGCCATGCATGAATACCACTAGATGTACCTAATACACAACTTGTAGTGCCACTAGGTTTAATAGTTGTTACACGTGCAGCTTCATTAATATGTAATATAGCAGCATAATGTTTATTAGTTGCTTTAGCAAGTTCAGCAGCTAAGTTTAAATCATAATTTAAAATAGTACCTGAACCAATACCAGTCATACCAACACCAATTAATGCATCTTCTTCAGTTGTTTTTTTCCATATGCTGCGCAGATAATGAAAATCTGTAAAGCCAGCCTGTAATGTACCAAAGAATGCTGCTGTTGATACCCTTGTATTTAAATCATCTTGTGACGTTATATCACTTACATTTACTTCACATAAATTACAAAATTGGTATGGACGTAAAGCAATCTCACAACATGGGTTAGTACCCCAATCTAAATTATTAGTCCAATATACACCTGGTTCTCCACTACCTGATAGTTCTATCTTCTTCCAAATATTTTTAAATTCTTGTTCTGTTGTTGTAGCTCTATCTAAAACTACAGAGTTATTTGCTCTACCACGTTGGGCATTTAATTCCCACCATGCACCAAATTTACATTCTAGCATTTCCTGGTCATCATGTGAAAATAAGCTAATCATTGCTGAACGCCTAATACCACCTGATAACACAGCATCTGCTATGTGACACATTAAATCATGACAATCAATAGGTTTTAGTTTATCACCGTTTTCCTTACGTTCAAATATACTTTCCATATGTGCTAAACATATTTTTAATGGTTCAGGTCCTGGTGCTTTACCACCAGCTGTAACCAAACGCACACCTTTATGACGTATATCTGAAAAATTAAATTTAGGTTTATATTGTGTATAACCTAAATATGATTTAACAAGTGCTTTAATAGCATCAGCCCAACCTTCTAAAGAATCACCAATGATGAATTTCTTTTCCTTAATAGGTTTTTTAATAGCTGGTAATTGGTCAACATGTTGTTTTTGTACTGAAAAACCAACACCAGTACCACCTAATAATAAGAACATGGCTTCACTGAATGCTTTATAATTATCTACAGGAAAATATGCACAATTATATATCCTGCTTTCGTTTTTAAATATAGGTAAACCTGCAAATTGCATAGCACGCATACTTGGTAATATTTGTTTATTACGCACTAATAACATTTTGGTTGTGATATCCTCAGTTAATTGAGGATACCGTTCAACCATCATGTTCTCATACCTATCACAAATTTCCTGCCAAGTTTCTCTACGACTAAACTCAGGTTTAAATTTTGCATACTTGTTAAAAATTGTAATTTCTGATAAAATTTGATTACTGATTGTCATAATGTAAGTTTTGTTTTGTTAGTTCATGTAATGGTTTGTAAATTTCGTAGTTTAAGTCAGGAGAATCCAATACCTCACTGATAAGTTTAGTTTCAACACCAAGCCTATCAGCTATTTGTTTTCTTTTGAATTCTTGAGGATATAACGTATTATAAGCTGTTACTTTATACGTATCTTTTATAGATGTTCTACCATATGCTTTTACAATTAAGCTTTTATAATTAGTAGATGTTTTACTGTATTCTCCTTTTATGATTTTGTTAAAATCAGATTTGAAGTTATCAGGAATTGTAAAATACAATAGAATTTCTTCACTTGTATCTTCATATTTACTGTAATCTCCATTTTCGTTAATAGTTGCTAAAAACCTATCAAACCCACTTATCTCTTTTTCTTCAGGTTTAGAACAAACTAATACAACACTATTGCTATCATAAATATATGTATTTATATAATTATTTGGTAATAATGTTGATTTCAAACCAAACATTGGTAGTATAAATGTATGGCACTTTGTTGCTTTATTTCCTATAAGTTCTATTCTTTTATTCACACACTTCTATTTTTAGTACATTATTTAGTTTTATATTCTTAACATCCACATTCTCAATTAGTTTTAAACTTAAATAATTTGTATAGAATTGTTTTATCCCTTCATATTCACCAAAATGCATAACATATTCATTAAAAATACAATCCCTCCAACTTAAAGTTTCAGGTTTATTATTTTTAATATTTTTAACATATGCTAAACCTTTACCAGGTAAACCTTTAATATTGTCTACACGGTCACCTATAATCATACTTGACCAGAAATATTCTTCAATATCTTGTATGCTATTATTGACATATACACTAGATTTAGGGTTAAAACCTATTTCTAGCGAATATAAGACATCTTTATCAGGTGATACAACAATGTGTTCATATTCAGGATAAGTAGCTTTAAATGACATTACAAGGTCATCTGCTTCATATCCTTCAATGAACATAAATTGATGTTTATTAATTAAATAATCTTTGACTTCAGCTAAATACTTAGGCATGTCAGTATATTTTCTATTAGCCTTATAGTCAGGATTAACTGTATATCTAAAACATTTACCCACAGTCATAAAACCACAATATAAATCACCAAATAAATAGTTATTTATATTAGTTATAAGACTGTCACACTGAATTATACAATCTTCCAGTGTTTTTTCAGGTTCATCTTTTTTATTGTGGCATACGTAAAAAGGTATAAAATCAGCGTCATAGCTGATTACTTTTAGTTTATTGCTTGATTCTTCCATTCATCAAACCCTTCTAAGCCATACCTGTTTATTAACTGACGTTTAAGCTCAAATAGCTCCTCCTTAGTTTCAAGGAATACAGCTCTGTTTTGACCTAAACGTTCAAGTGTATTTATTGCAAATAAAGATTTGTCTAAAGTTTTGACAATCTTTATAAGTTCATATGATGATACTTTAAACATAGTACATGTTTTTTATTTTATCTATTGTTTTTAACACGTTGGTTTGATTGTTAGGCTTAAACAATGTAACTTTAAAACCATTTTGTAACAAATGTAATTTAAACCATTTCCATTTTAAAGGAAATGCATCATTTGGATAACCCTTACATTCAACAATCCAACCTTCTTTCTGCTCATTAATGCAGGCAAAATCAGGTAAATAAGTTATTGCCCTGATATTACCACTAGCTATGTCATATAATTTATCTTTTTTTACCTCAAAGGAAGGATATGTAAATTCAAATGCAGGTAATAATGTAAACTTTAAAGTTTCATACTGAAAGTTAGTTATACCTGATTCTATTAACTTATTATAAGTAAACAATTCAAGTTTAGATTTAAATACTAAACCATTTGCTTCTAGCTTTGTGGCATTTTTAATTTTGCCTTCACTACTCTTTTTATATTTCACCATCTTTAATTTCCATCATCAACCTATCAAAAACTAACACATAGTCAGGTTTAAGGTAATATTTATTTAAGTTCTTAGTTACCAAAACACCATGACTACTAGGTGTTAATTCATCAATTTTTATAACAAAACTTTGTAGATTGTCAAGATGAATATCAATATTTAGACTTTCAATGAGTTGCAGTTTGTCACTTTCAAAGTTACAAATCTTAACATGATCAGCATCCATACTTAGGTTTTGGCCTGTTTTTAAAATATATGATGAATTATCATCATTAGATATAATATAAACATCAAAAGTATTTTCATCAGATAATAATACTTTTATAAAATTCCTAAAACCTTGTATAGTCCAGTTATCTGTTACTTCAAAAGATACTCTAAATTTACCATTTGTCATTTTAATTGATTTAGTTTGTTAGTTATTTGTTTTTTAGCTTTATTAAAACCATATAAATTTAAATAATCGCTAATGTCCTTAGCATCGTCAATAAAGAAATACTTAAATCCATAAGTGTCAGATATAAGTTTTGTATTTTTCCTACCTTCTGAGTCATTGTCATAATTTATTATTATTTCTTTAAAACGTTTAAGCAATTTATTTACAACTTCAGGTTTTAATTTGTTGGTTTCACCTTGTAAAGATATAGCATTATAATTAAATAACCTATAAACCATACAATCTTTTAAACTTTTTGTCAAAATTAGTTTATCACCAACCCAATCTAATTGGTCAAATCCTTCAATATAATCTGCTTTACCATCAAATAGCCATTTAAACCGTTTATTTTTTTCATAAGGTTTATATATCTTATAACGATATTCATCGTTAGAATTAAACCTATATGCGTATATAGGGTTATTTAAGGTTTCAGCAAACTTGTATAAATTATCATCTTTATGTAAAATGTATGATGAACATGCACTTACATTATAATAATCTAACATAGTTAAAGGTATTTTATATTTATCCCAATATTCAAAGTCAATTAAACTAAAAGGTCTTTTTTCAATCTCAATTTTTATTTTAGGTTTTTCATATGCGATGTGTTCCATAACAACGCTTTTATATTCTTTTAAATCTAACGACCTGATTTTAAAGTCATTAGCTATAATATTAAGACATTCTTTATATGTACACCCATATTTTAACATAATATAATCATAAACAGACATCTTTGCAGAGCTATTACCAAAATCCTTATAATATAATTTACCTCTATAAGGCCCTATTACACAACTTGGATTTTTATCATTATATAATTCAGATTTGAATTTTTTATTTATTTCCTTAAAGTTATGACAATAATACCTCCATAAATCATACCCTGAGATTTTAGATTCTATTTCCTGTGAAGAAATAGGTTTATAATTATCTTTTAGACTAAACATAAAATAAAAAAGTAGTGTAAAATACTATTAACTAATACTTTACACTACTTTAAAATTAAAATTAGAATGGCATATCTTCAGCTGTAGTAGCTGTTGTTGCAAACAATTTAACATCTTTACTCTCATCAAACTTGAGATAAGATTGAGATGCTGGTATGCTCATAGACTCAGAACGATCTAAACTAGCATAAACAATACCATTTTCTTTAGTTTGCTCACCAATAAATTTAGCACGGAATGGTTTACCAATCAATAAGCTTGATAATTTATTAACCAATTGTGCATACATTTTATCAGGATTAGTTTCACTTGGAGATACTAATTCAATATTTTCAGCTTCTTGTTTAGAAATGTTATTTGTAGAAATAATCAAATTAATCAAGTTCTTAGCTGTAATAGTCCAAGCAGTAGTCTGCTTGCCTTCAGCACGTGTATTTGATAAATACATACGTGAAGAGTTACCAACTTCATCAAGATTGTTAACAGTCTTAAGTTGTATATACGGTGTTTGTTTTACACTTGATTTACCAAATAAAATTTCAGTAATCTTAACATTGTCATAAATACCAGGACGCTGATATCTAACTTTGTTTGGTTGTGTTGATTGTTGACTGTTTGAATTTTCTTGTTTTAAGTTAAAGTTCATATATTTTTATATTTTAAGTTATTATTTATAGATTTTATCCCAATGAGTTACAATTTGACCATTTACTTCTTCAGCCAGTACAATCTCTTGATTTTTTAAATGGTCAGGTCTGGCACCACAAGTTACTTCCTCATTAGTTTTAAAGCTGATTACAGTTTGATTATCACGTCTAAACACATAACCAATGGCATCAGCACCAGCGCATATTAATGATTTAATTTTACCAGTCAAATCAATATTTGCAGCCATTACTAATTCACCACTATCATCTACTTGTTTGTCTTTTATATGACCTACAAGGATAATGTGTTCAGCTAATGAATCAATATAATCTAGCACTTGAAAGAATGCTTCACGCAGATATAAATAACCAGCGCCATTAGGTAATTTAAGTACATCATCACCTGTAAATCTACTACCCATAGCTGTGTCTTTATATAATTTTAAAGCAAGCGGTTTAACCATATCTTCTAAAGCTGTGACAGTGTCAATAGCTACATATTTATATGGTCTATTATTAAGCTTAATTTGCTCACCAACAGCTTTTAATTCAGTAAGGGTATTAACCTTTACTTTTAAAGCTTCAACGTAATCTGAGCCATCTTCCAAGTCAATAATTAAATTGTTATCTAAACCTGCAAGAGCTGTAGTCTTGCCAGTTTTAGGTTTTGAGTAAATAACCAAGCGTTTTGGGTTTACTCGTTCTGCCTTAAGTTTTTTAGTAGGCAATTTTATAGTTGTTTCTGTCATATCATATTTCTTTCTAACCAACCTTGTGACATTTCATCAGCAGGTGGTAGTTCTTTAAATGCCCCTGCTTTTGGCAAAAATAATAAACCAATAGCTATGTTGTCCCTACTTAGCCTATTTTTTATTATTTTTAATAATCTGAATGAATCTTTTAGATTATATGGTGCTGCAAACTTATTAATATTATAATTAAGTGAGCTTTCCATATCCATTTTATAGGCATTCATTAGACCTAATACTACATCAGCATCTGTATAAGGGTTAGTTGTATCTTTAAAGTCTGACTGTTGTGGAGATATGTCAATACCTTTAAATTTCTGTCGTTCTATAGAACTTAGACCCTGATTGAATTGCTGTAGCCATATAAAGGTCATTTTAAACATATTTCTAGCAATTACAGAATACTCAGATATCTTGTCAATATTTTGTTTTAATGTAAATCCTATATTATTTCTTGATTCTAGTTTAGCTATAGCTAAGTGATCACCAACAACAATGTTGTATTCTTTAGGATTATGTAAATCAAATCTAACAATACGTTCTTTTGTATTCCCAAATTCATCTGTATAGGGTTCCTTAATAAATGTCCCACGATCTTTCATAAAATCCCACCAGTATTTATACATACCTGTAGGATTCTCCGCTTCCCATATAAAATGAATTCTGCTAAAAAGTTTTTCAACTGTTTCAACTTCACTAAAAACTAATAGTTGTTCTTCCTGACTTAACCTATATTTACCATAACCTTTTATACGTTCAGGTGGTATTACAATATTGTATTTTTTGTATATCAGTATGGACAGCCAATTAGCTTTCTTTGACATCTCATCAATTTCCCATGAATAATAAATGATGTTTATAGGTATACCTTTAGTATCTGCATCCTCAATAGCATTGAGTATCCAAAAGTCTAAGAATGTAGTCTTGGCACTACCTGATAAACCACCAATTAAATAATAACAGGCTCTTTGTGTTTTAAATATATAATCATTTATTCTGTCTAAGCCGTTACTTAAACCTTCGTAATCACCAGTTAAACCAGCGTATATTCTTTCTTTTAGATTAGATTGCATCTACATTAGTTATTTTACTTATATTATAATCATTACTATCATTATTTGTTATATCGTCAACATATAACAAATAGTTTTTCTGATTTAACCAAACAGATAGGTCTTGCATATACATCTCAGAATTAGCCCTTATTTTCTCTTGGTGATATAATTTAGCAGCTTTACATAATATGTCATGAGTTGTTTCCAAAAGTAATTTGTTGTATAGTTCTTTAGCCCGTTTTAAATTACCGTGTAACCTCCTTGGTACACCATTGTGCGTATGCACTATTTTAGGATAAAAAGATCTAAATTCATCAAAATTACTCAACCCAGTTTTATCTTCTTTCATAAGCTCTGTAGCTTTCTGGGTAAGTGATAAGGACTCAAAAAATATTAAATTGTTTTTAGCACGCTTTATATTTAGAAAACCTTTATTTTCTAATATATTAAATATATCACTAGGAAATGTTACATTATTCCTATAGCTATGCAATAAATTCTCATCATTTTTATAAACACAATATATTATAAAATATTCTTCAAAACTTAATCTCTGCTCTAATATTGTCTTTACATCTATGATAAGTTTTTCATCCATAATTTACTCCTACGTGTTTTAAAGTTAAATGTAAATCTTCCATTTCAAGCTCTATTAAAGATTTATAATAATCTTGTAAATCCCTTGTATTTGCTTGAAAATTGAATTCAAATTTAAGTTTTTCTACGGCAATTTCCAAATTTATATTGCCATATTTAGAAAATATTAGGGGCATGTAAACCCCTAATATAATTTGTTTTTGTGCTTGATTAAGCAACAATTTGTTTTCCAGCATGTTACATGTTTTACATACTAATTTCTCTTAACGCTTTGTCAAAAGATTTGTTAATTTCATGACCTCCACGGTCCCATACATGTTGTCTAAAGCCATTATTTGAATGATAACATCCATCAACTTTAATATAACTACCAATTAAAAGTATTCCCTTTTCAGGATGTAAGATACATATCTTATCAGAACCTATTATATTTTTGGTTAATTTATCAAATAATTTACTGTTATCATAAGCCATATCCAACATGCCATTTACAGCCAACACATATCTTGTGAAGGCATAAGTGTCAGAAAACTTAGGATTTAATTTAACATACTCACTTATATCATAAAATATACCATTATGAACCATACACGGTTTATCTGTAACAACATCTGTTGCTATTATTTCTAAATGGTTATCTGATATAACAAAAGGATGTGTATTTTCATCACTATTATCACCTTGAGTACCAAACCTATGATGTAATATTAAATGATCATTACTTGTTAAGTTCAAATCAGAAATATCACGTATCATGCGTTCAGCATTAAAGTAACCTTTCTTAACACCTATTGTATTAGCATTGCCTTTTTTATACATAAAACCACTACCATCAGTATTAGTTTTCATGCCTTGTATAATATAACGGCTAATATTTCTAATATTCTTTTCAACCCCTTGAGGTATTACACTAATTAAACACATTTTATAAGTTTTTTAAGGATATATTATTATCTAATTCATTATCAACATACTCATCATTTTCAGTAAATTCAGCATCATTAAACTTAGCTATACGTTTATCAACCCAAGCTATAAGTTTATTTGCTTTCTGTCCATATACTTCAGTAAGTATTTTTGCTAATGATAGATTACTATTTTCATAAATAAAACGTTTATGATTTTCAACAATATCTACTAAAGCCATACAGATTAACAACCAGTTTTTAATCTTAATATAAGATGTAGAACCAGGTGCTGGTCTGAATTCAATAGTATAAATCTTGTTTTTCCTAGTATTAAATAATGCAGGTACAAAATTTACCCAGCAATAACGTGCTGAATCATGATCATAACCACATTTATAACCTTTAGGATGGTCATTCTTTTTATTTACTTTTTTACTAGGATTATTATTTGCGCTAACATATCTAACAATAGCTTCATAAGTAACATCTATAGCATAATTCCTATTAAAGCTTTGTAAGTCTTTAATATTAAAATTTATCATAGGACGACTATCTAAGAATCTACAATATGTATTATTACGACGAGATTTAGGTAACATTGTAAATATCTCACGTTGTAATTTATGATACAAATAATACATTAAAACAATATTTTCTTTGTTAAAGTTAATATTGGATAAATGCACATGCACACCACATTGATGATTTACTAAACAACGTTTAGTTAACTCATTACAAAGCTTTTTTAGTTTAAGTAAACCACGGTCACCCATTAATACATCAGTAACATATTCCTTACCATAAGGATGATTGTTTTCAGCATCACGTAATGAACCATCATGAACACTAGAACAATTTAATGGTGCTAGTACATGTGCAGGTACTAAACCACTAATAGTTTCTATTTCTAAACCAAAACTATAACGTTTACCATAAGTATTATGATATGTTGTAGGTAGATTGTTATTATCACTTGGTGCATTAAATTTAATACCATCAACACGCATTTGTTTTACAAATGGTTCAATTTCAGATTTAAGTTTAAATATACCTGTATAATAATCTTCAGCGTAAAATTTATTAAAAGTTGCATTAGCAAGTAAACTTGGTTTACCTAGATATGGTTTATTAGATTGTATACGTATATAACCTAATCTAAAAGCTTGATCATGATCACAAGTATACTTTATTTCAGAATCAATTATAGGATAATTCTCAATAACAGCTGTTGCATTAAATTTAATAATATAACGATCTGATTCAAAATAATCTGTTACAATATTAGGATCATCAGGCCTAGCATAAGAATCATGAAGTTGTATTAAATCATTTGAATATTCTACAACTTCACCTGTATATAACATTACCTCATTTTCATCTAAATCAGGTTCATAAGGATTATTGTCATCATCATGTACTTCTGTATACTCATCTTCTGAAGGGTTAAACCAAAGATCATCAAGAGTTGTAGATATTATATCAGTAGATGTGGGTACTACATCTGGTTCAGGAGCATCTGGTTCAGGTGGTGTTAAATTTTCAGGTATTGAATGATTTGGAATTATTGGCATAATTAAAGTTTTTGATCCATTGTTAATAATTGATAATGCATTGTTTCAGCATTTGTTTTTAATTGTTTAAGTGTTTCACAAACATCAAAAGTATCATCACATTCACCTTTACTGAGTATGGTAATTAACATTTGTAATTCAACATCAAGATTTGTAAAAAATGAATCTGTTTTTGTTAGTACTTCTTCAATGTCAAGTTCAGTATCAGCATCATTAAAATCATCATGATTAACCATTGGTGTAGTATTATGTTTGGTTATATCTTTTACTACAGGATGCACAGTTGTAGGTGTATTATAAATATCATAAGCATCATAATAACCTTCATAATAACCATCTGTTGAAGTATAATCATTAACAGCTGTATTATTATTTTTATATGTTCTTATTTCTAAGTCTGTAGCAGCTCTGAAATAACGACGGTCTGCATTACAAATATCTTTTTTAGTATTGTAATTTTCAAGACTTAAGATGTTATTATTGACTTTAGTAATTGTTACAAGTTCATCAACATCAATAACAACTTCTTTCTTATCATCAACAATATCATATAAAGATACTGCAGTGTCCCATATTTCAAGATAATCATTTGTATTAAAATAAGATTTGTGATATATTTCTACTGGTGAATTATCTTCATCTTTTTGTTTAACCTCTAACATACCAAATTCTGTTGCACCACATATAAAATAAAATTTATCTTGTATGAGTTTGAATTTACGTGTAGTAGAAGTATCATTAAAGTTTGCCCTTAACCAAGAATTAACTAATTCATTAGGTTGTACAAAACTATTATAATAACCACTGTTTGTATTATAGTTACCATATGTAGTATTATTATAACCAGTATTAATAAAAGGACGTTTGTAAGGTGTATTATTAATTTTAACAGTTTTTTCAACAATACCATCACATATTGTGTATACTGTATCTACTTTAAATTCTTTAACACTTTCACAACCAATATAAATTAATGATTCTTTAATAGATGATATATACATACAACCATCAATCATACCTCTAAATAAAGGACGTTCTGTATTCCTAAAAACAAATAATTTATTAGGCATAGTAGTTTTATGCATAATAATTGCTGCAGGACCATCAATTTCCTTTAACACACTAATGTTATCTTGTTTACTTATTGCACCACATATAACGTCACTATCTACAGAATATTCCATAGTTGACAATTCATACTTATGTGCTAAATCTAAGTGATTTTTAAGTGTACCATTGTGTTGAAGATACCAATCCCCTCGTTTGAAGGGATGAGTATTTTCAAGTGTATTTAAACCAATGGTTTTAGCTCTAACGTGAGCCATTAGAATTGTGTCAGGTATTAATTTAAAGTTATTATGAATAACTACATCAGAACCCTTGTTTAAGGTCCTATTATGCCCATTTAAGGGACTATAAAAACCAGTAGCATCTTCACCACGTTCTAAAGAATTCCATAATGTTAATAATTTTATTTTCTCAATATCAAATGGTTTGGTACCACTGTAACCTAATTGTCCACACATATTAAATTAATTGTTTAATGTTAGTAATATTTAAATTATAATCTTCAATAATATCGGTAGCTATCCGTTGATTGCATGAATTAACAGCATCAATTATATCACCAGGGTTAGTAATAATACCACCTTGATTAACAAAATTAATAGCTGCTTGTGTTTGGTCATAAACCCAGCTTATAAGTTGGTCATTTTGTATAAAATAACTACTTAATACACGGTATTCTACACCATATTTCTTCATCCTAAAATCACCAGCTTTACCATACATTTTCCTACGTTCATTATCTGGGTCAATAAGTACACTAGGTACACCTAGGAATAAATCCATAGCCCTGATAATATCAATAGAAGTTTGATCATTAGGATTATCATAACCCACATGAATATGCATACCAGTAGTACGTAATGTATAATCACTACGATCTACCTGATGTTCTTCAAATGACCATGCATCATATGATTTACTACAACCCATATGCTGAGCTGCAGGATTGCTTAAATCATCTTCATTAAAACGTGCTGAAGCTACATAATGAGGTATTAATTCTAAAGGCTTTAATACTGTTTCAGTAATATAATTCTTTACAAAATTAATACTATTAATAAATTCAGTTTTAGTTGTAGCTGGCGGTATTGTAAATTCTAATGCCACGTTATCTTCTTGTAAAGAATAGCCTATATTTTCTTCATTAATAGGGATAGGTTTTTCTTTTGTACCACCAACTAAACCACATACAGGTACATATTTACCATAAAGTGGTGAGTATAAAAATAATTCAGGATCTGTACCAATTTTTGCGTTATTAATTTTCATAGTTTTTAAATTAGTTTGTTAAAAATTTTAATTAAGCCACCACGTTTATTTACATATTGATCTACAATAGCATATGATTGAGCTAAATAAGGTTCTAAAAGTAAATTAGCAGTATTATCAGCACTAACACTATATGTTACACATGTATAACCAAATAAATCAGCTAAATCTTCAGCAATAGTTAATCCTAATTCAAAATATTCAGGATGTTTATTGCTGCCATACATACCATTTAATTCCATATTGTTAATAACTGCAGTTGAACAATTACCAAATAATTCATTTACATTAAATCTTATATTTGATAATGGTCTATATTGTTCATATTCACTTTTAGTTTCATAAAAATAAATACGAAACTCATTATCAATAAAATGTGCATGAATAGTATTATTAGCTTTACTTATAACTCTTATATGTTTAGGCTTTATAATTTTACTATATTTTTCCTGAATTAATTTTGTAGCTAAAGATTCAATATAAAGATCTAATGCTTTTAAAAACATAGGTGCTTTGTGAGCATCCATACCACCATAATTTGATTTGATGTTTTTTATTTCATTTCTTTCCATTTTAAAATAATTAAATTTGTTAATTGTTGTAAATAATGTTTATGTGTTAATGTACCAAATGATGGTGCGCTACAACTTTCAATAATAATATATTCACAAGATTTTCTTCTTTGACCTTTACTATTAGTTGCAGATTGTACTTTTACATCAAAAGCGCCTATATCTAAACCTAATTGTTTTAAAGCTTTAACACAATCCTGTATAATATCATTAAAATTAATAGGTTCATCAAATTTTTCATTGTCTTGTAAAATCCATACACAGTTATCATCATGTCTTTGAAAACGTTTATTTTCAGGTGTATCATTTTTTAACATTTTACGACAGGTATAAAAACAACCATTTTCAGTAACATGTAAACGATATTCACGAGAATATGTATAGAATTTCTCAAATATATAATTACTTAAGTCCTTATCAGCCATCCATGCTTTTAGTTCTTCTGGTGTATTATGTTTTACATTACCAGTACCACGTGAACCATGTATATGTTTAGATAACATAGGATATGGTAAATCATTAATAGATACTGAAATATTAAGTTTTTTATCTAAAAACATAATTTCTGAATTAGCACTATTAAAAGTATACCAATCTGCTGTTTTTATATTGGCTTGGTTAAAACATTGTTTCATTAGAAACTTATTAGCACTATTAATTATACCTTGTATAGAATTTATTTCTACTTGAGGTTTAAATATAGCACCACTTGTTGTAGAACCTAAGCGTATAACAGATCTGAATCTAAATAAAGGTAATTCACTACGTAAATTACTATGACTAGGATGTCTACTAAATACTTTTGGTCTAAAAGCTGTTAATTTTTTCTTTTTAGTAATCATAAAAGTTTAAGGTTTTTTTGGTCTATCATAAAAAGATAATTTTTAGATTTAATCTGACAATATGTTGTAGAAGATACTTTACGTATATCACTTACAACATAATCAGTTTTTACATTTAAAGGAAGACGACCAGGATTAATTATATTAACTTTACTACCTACAACTATTTTAGTAATTTTAGGTAAAGAATAACCTTTAAATAATTGTATAAAATTAGGTTCAACTAATTCTAAATCAGAAGCTACAAATTTTAAACTTTTATTAATTTCAGGGTTATATACTTCAGCAATAGTTTGTGTTTCACCTGTTTCTTTACAAACATAATTGGTTAAAACTTTTGTAATTACAAATTGTTTACCAACCATACTTTGTTTGACATTTGTATATTTAAAAAGCTCACTAGATTTTTTAAAATCTACAACTTTAAATATTAAATTATCAAGTAAATTTTTATAACCTGAAAGTTCAAGATGTGCAAATTGTATAGTATTATTAAAATTTATTAATGAATCAGTTCTAAATCTATGTATAAAATCTTTTAACTCAAATAATCTATAATTTTTAGTAGAATTATCTAAAATTATTATAAAATTTTTCTCTTGATATTCAGGTTTAAATCTTATAATAAAAGCATTATAACCTTGTATTAAACTATTATGTATATGACGATAAGCACCTGTTGCATATCTGACATATTCTACACGTGTATCTGTTAAAATTAATCGTTTTATATGTTCTGTTAAGTTATTAAAATTGTTCATAATCAAATAATGTTAATTGTTTATCAATAATTAAATTTATTTCTTTATAACATTCTGTTACATAAAAATTATAATCAATATTATATTGAGCAATTGGTTTTGCTACATATGTATTAAATATAGTTACTGTGTAACCTTTGTTAATTAATTCTGTAGTACCTTTTTTATAATGTTTTATAAATACAGCACCTTTGTTAGATATATAATATCTGACATTTTTTTGTTGTTTTTCTCTAATGATTTGTTCACCATTTAAATAATGAATTTCACTATGGTCACCTTCCCTGAATTTCTGTCTACCACAAAAATCATAAATATTGGTATGGTTTAATATTGTAGTTTCTACAGGTGTATTATTTACAAAATACTCTTGTAATGCTAAAGGTATAATCCTAAATGAATTATCCTTATGATAAGCTGGTTCACTACCAACTACTTTATCTACTTCAAACCTACCTTTATTTTTAATTTTACCTTTAGTAGATACAGCAATATAATTATTAACATCAGCAATAATCATTTTACTGTAATTCACATATTCAAGATTTAATTTAGTTTTAACTTCCCAATCTTTACACAATTGATAATATAAAGCTTCATCTGACTTTTTAAGTTTTACAGTAATACCATCAGTATTAACTTGTAAAACAGTCAGGTTACTTATAGTATCAACTAATGTTTCAGCAAGCAAGCTTAATAACAATTGACCATTTAATGTTATACTCATTGTAAACTTTGGGTCATATAAAAAGCTGTTAACATCATTAGATTTACCATATACACTATTAGCAGCAAGCTTAAATCCATCAGATAACACCATATTACCTGCTTTTTTAGCCTGCATACGTAAATCAATAATACCTTTATATACTTCAACAAAGTCCTGACCTAAATGCTCAGGGTAAAATCCATTAGTAATAGCTAAATTAGGGTATAGTGAACCCACATCAGCATCAATAATAATAGTTTCATTATCAGCTTCATACACACCAGGTTTAATACAACCATGAATACCACCAGTACCATAATCATACTTAAAACCTTTATAAACAACAGATTCTGCAAAAGCACCTTTAGTATTATTTATGGTAGTTTGTTTAAAAGTATGTAGTAATGTGTTAAATTCTACAGAGTTAAACGTAATGTAAGGTAAAATAACGTCATTTAAGGCTATTTTTAGCCTATCTGAGCGTAGTTTTTTAACTTCATGTGTGTCAGTATCAGTTTTATCACAATAAAGCTTTAAAATCAATTGTTCGCCTATTTTACTATCAGACCAGTTTAAGCATGGTATGTTATAGGTGTTCATTAAAGATTTGCGTAATTCAATTTTAGGTAATGATTTCTTATAAAATTCATAAGTAGCCATAACATCATTAAGGTTATAGGCTAATATACCTGCAATTTCTTCAGCTGTAATATTAGTTCTGGTATGTTCTATTGGCATTTCCATAACATTAGGGTAGTTCATGCTAATCTCTAAGGATTTTAAGCTTGTACTCCTGGCTTTGTTATTATAATGCCATAGTTTAAATAGATCTAATTGAGGTATTAATACTTCAGAGTGTTTAACTGCTACAACATTGTGGAATTTATCTTGTATTTGTTCCTGTATAATTTGTTGAGCTTTAAGGTAAAGGCCATCAACGATTTCATAAGGGTTATTTTTAACTCTATAACTCCTTGTTGTTATCAATTTATGAATAACAGGATAGTCAAAATTAACATTATTAAAACCTATGTGGCCTTTACATATTTTCAAATGCTTTAACAGTTCTTTACAATCATTCCTATCCTTATGTATAACATATTGCACAGTTTCATGTGTATCAATGTTATACGCTGTATAGGTAAAACAACTAGCTAATGTTTCAATATCATATACCCATACATTTCTGTTATCCATATTTAGTTTTTATTTATATTTTTAGTTTCTTTAATAAGTTCATTAGCATCTCTAAGTGCTAATTCATAACCTTTTAAAAAACCTATAACATATGCACTTCTTTCAACTTCAGTATTATCTTCCATACCATAAGTTTGTACAGCTGCATATTTAGCTGCTGATTTTAATTCTTCTAAATTCATAATTTATCTATTAAACATGTTGATTTGTTGTGTGAATTAGCATAACCACCACAATAAGGGCATTTAACTTCTAAAGGACCTGTAATAGAAGCATATACTTTACCTTGATATAATGGTACATTATGATAATATTCAGGATGTGTAAATTCATCTATATAATTGTAATCTACTCTTACATTATCTAAATGTGTTTGTGCTTCATTAAGTGCTGGTATTTCAGTAAAATGTACTTCAAACCTTTGTTTGTTGTATTCATCTTCAATAAACCAGTTATCTTTAATTTTATGTAATCTACCTTTCATAGTTTTTCTATTTCTTGTTTGACTTTAGTCCAAAATTCATATCCTCTATCAGCACCCATGTAACCTAATACTTCATTACAAGTTATTAAAGCACATTCTTTAGCATTTTCTAGCGAAAGAGTGGTGTATTGAGCTTGCTCCCATTTAATTCCGAGATATCCAAACTTTTGACATAGTTGGAGTGCTTTTTCTCTTGGTGTCATATTTCAAATATATTTCCGTTATATGTTAAACCTAAATCAAATCTTCTATCAGTTACTCCTGCTGCATTACTAAATGTAATACCATAGTCAGGTAAATATCTGAATCCAGTATTGATTATATCTTCAAAGTTGTGAATGTGTCCTGATAAAAAGTATTTTGGTTTAATTCTATCCAAAACATGTTTGCGCAAAGCACCATCACCACAAAACTCTAATACATTTTGTCTATTTCGAGATAAATCCAATATACCTTTGCATGGACCATGCACTGCAACTATATCCATTCCTTCAGGTATTTGTTCCCAAACACGGTTTATAGTTTCTCTTGATTTCATAAAAGCCCAATTACCAAATGTTGGTGTGAATGGACTACCAAATATCTTTATACCATTTACATCCATCCAATCGTGATTGAGTAAATGAATGCCACGAGATATAAAATCAGATACTTTAACCAAACCACGTTCAATTGAAGTATCATGATTACCTGGAATGAAGATTTTGTTTGGTATAGGTACTTGTTCATACCAATCTATAAACTTACGAACTTCATTTTCATTAGGAAATGGGTCTTTGTGATTACTACAATCGCCTGTATGAATAACCAAGTCAATATCTTCAGGTATAACAAGTCGGAGGTGAAATCCGTGTGTATCTGATATGTGCCAAATTTTCATAATTACATATAGTTTTGATTATAGTATTCTTCAAATGTTAAAGATTCAGTATTACCTTTAACCATATTAAATGCTGATTGACCACCTGCAATAAAAGATTTATGCATTTGTTGTTTACTTTTAGTAAGTGCTTTATTAGCAAGTAAACGCCAATTACTATTTAATTCAAAACTTGACATTTTATTAAGTTCATCAATAAACCATTGTACAGCTAATTGTTCACAATCAGTTTCTGTATCATGTGCTTGGCAAGGTGTTTTCATTTGATTCTTGTGTTTTAAGTGATTCTTCTCTAAGTTTATGACTAGCTACATCTAAAAATGCATTTAAATATGTACCACGTATACGTTTACTTTCATATAGTTGTTTTAATTCATCTAATGATAAAGCCATGTATTCATGGTATTTTTTAACATATGCATTATATTTTGCTATTTTATCTTTTTTAGTGAGTTTCATAGATTTTCCATTTTATTTTTAAGTTTTTATTTTGTGTTAGCATATTACCTATTATATTTTTAGTTTCATTTTTAGATAATGAGCCTATAAACTTTTTAAAATATAACACATTAAATAATATATAATACCTATAAACATCACAATCACTGTAGCGTAAATCTAAGTATATAAATTCTTTAACTAAAATGGTATCAGACTTTTTTAATAAATTTTGTTTTAATTTATTTAATATTTTAATCATTTGTTTCATTTTGATTTAGTTTAGGTAGTTTAAATCTATTATTATTTCTATCAATATGCCCATTGTTATAATCATCTATACGTTGAGCAAGTTCCATTTTTTTGGCTTGTAAAATTGTTTTGTATGCATCTTCAATAGGCATACTTAAAAATGGCTTAATTTCTTCAATTAGAAATTCTACTGCTGTTTGTTTATTTTTCATTGCGTATATTTTTTAAAGTATTTCGAATAAATTGTGTATTTTCACCCCAATACATTTCGCATTTACCATCATTGATTGGTGGTTCTACAAAATATGATTGGTAATATTCATTTGCTTTAACTGTGAATCTATAGCAAGAGTCTTTAATAGAACATCCTTCACCATTACATTTAGTTATATCTGCCATTGTTTTGTTGTTTTACAATTTATTTTAGTTTTAAAATATGTATCTAATTGTATTCCAAGGTATTATACTATCATGTAATTCTTTAAACTGTTCAATAAACTCAGTTTTTAAATAATGTTTATACCTTATATTTTTACCACCATATTGTGATATTTTATCTTCTTGAATATCTGGTTGCCATAATAATTCTTCACCAGGTATATTATTAATGATATTATATTGATGTTTATTAACATTATGTGTAAGGAATATAACTTCACATTTAACCATGTCTTTATAATCAACATAATCATTAACCATTTGAAATAAATATTCATAATCTTCAAGCCAATTATGATATACTACGACAGGACTAAAATTAATATGTACATCATAACCAGCATCAATAAATGCATCAATAGCTTTAATTCTATCTATTATTTCAGATGTATTAGGTTCTAATATATCAGATATATTTTGTGGCATAAGACTAAATCTAATCCTTACTTTAAATTCAGGATCAAATGTTGTTAATGTAGGATTAACATATTTAGTAGCAAATGAACCAAAAGCTTTGGGATGTTCTTTAAAGAATTTAAATATATATTCCCATTTGTGGTATTTAGCATGTAATGCAAAATCTTCATTACATGATATGTCATAAGTAATGTATTCTGAATGTGTTTGATTAGGTTTTGATACGTCAGCTAAAAACCAGACGTGATTATTTATAGCATCAAGTATTTGACTTGCATTATTAGCTATATCTAACCCATCTGGTTTATGCCTTTTCATATAACAATAACCACAATTGTACAGACATCCATAACCAAAACTAGGACTAATATAATCAGTTGACCTACCACTAGGTCTGATTATCATTGATTTTCTTGTTAATTGTTTTAACATAATTTATTTTTTAGTAGTCAGGGCAGGTCCGAGCTGCATCTCTCATCTACTATGATGAGGCGTTACCTTACGCCACCTGACTAACATTATTGATTACTCAATAATTTCTTGTTTATTAATTACTTTAACTAACATTTTACCTATCCCCATCCATGATGAAGGTGCAAATTCATTTTTATCTGGATTTGTGGTATTAGTAGGTATAAATAATACCCAACCTACTACTGATAATGCAGCTAAAAATGTTAATAATAGCCATATAATAAAACACCATTGTTTCATATTAGTATGTTATTATAACTTGGTTATTATTAATAGTTAAAGATTTAATATTAAAACGTAATTCACGTGTTGTTGTATTTGATACAACAGGTGTAATACGGCTTATAGTACGTTTAGATGATACATTATTCATCTTATGTAGTTTTGATGCTATACTGCTATAAGTACGTTTATATGTAAGCATATGCATTTTAATAGCATTTAAACGTGATTTACCTTTAAGTGTATTGATAATGTTTAATTGTTTTATTTCTGAATTTGTGAATTGTTGACGCATGATTATGTATAATTAATAATTAATAAAAAATAGGGTAGTATATTTCAACTACCCTATTACGTGATTATTATGCATTTAAAGCAACTGTCCTAGTTGCAGCTTGAAATGCTTTAATTTCAGCGGTATTATTATGCTGAATTAATGTATCAACTACACTTAAATCATCAACATATTCAGTACGACGATAAATAGGTTGACCATTAAATGTACAAGTTGGTGCATTTTCAGCATTACCAGCACGTTTAAGTTGTGAACCTAATTCTTTAGTTAGTGTTTCAACCACAATGATATTACCACTCATTTCCATACCTGGTACAAGAAATGTTTTAGCTTTTTCATAAGCTTCTAAAGATATAGATTTTAAAGCTGTACGTACTTTAACGCTAGCAACGCTAGATGACATATCTACAACTTGTTGTTCTAGACGTAAATAGCCATAAACTTTACCATCTTTACCTAAAGATTCATTAGCTGTGAATACTGTGCCTGTTGAAGGATTTACTGTTAATTTTACATTTGATTTCATAATTTTTGTTTTTTAATTGTTTTTGATTGGTTAGTTAATTAATTGATTAGTTTTTTTGATAACGATATATATTTTTGTGAGGTACTGGTTTTAACTCACCTAATATGATATCTGGTTTATTTCTTTCAAGAAATATGTTTATTACATTAGGTACACTATCAGGATTAATCAGTAATGATACTGTATTATAACCTGGATGTGTAAATTCCATATGACAAAACATATTAGGGTCAACCCAAGTACTAAATTGATTACTAATTTTAATACCTGCTTGTTTACTATTGAATATGCCATCTATTGTGTATAGTTTAACATACACAGAATCAGTTTCAATTAAATTATAATCTAGATATACTTTAAATGATAAAGTTTTATCAGTTAATTTAGGTGAACTGTCCTGTGCATGTAAAACTGACCCTAAAACAATAACCATGGCAGTTATTATGTTTTTCATATTTGCACAAATATTCTAATTGCTTGGAATACAAGATATGCAAATGTAAATGTCAATATTGCTACTGTTACACCAAATGTTGCATCTTCATGTTTAGTGTAGATTTGTTTGATTTTTTTCATAGTTTATTATATTATTTTGGTTATAATTATTATCAGTGATGATGATAATATAAAAATGACAGCAGTAAGACCTATTACTGCTATCATTTTAAGTTGTTGCTTAGACATAAGTTTCTATGTACCAAGATTGTACTTGTGGAAATACAGGATGATCTGTATATGCTTCACTGTTATTAGGGTGAACCATATCAAACCAATAATCACTGTAACCACCCTCCCAAATGTATTGTTGTAACCTATAGGCTGCATTAGGATCTTTATCTAATTGTTCTTGCATATCATCAAGAAAATCCATAATAGGTGATTTTAAATTGTTTGATGATTGTACATCAATAGCTGTGTTAATTTGTTGTGTTGTCATGGTTATTGTTTTTTAGTTTATGTTAATGAAATATAACATTACGCTATGTAATATTATAATGTGTATGATTATGTATAATTAATGAAAAGTGAAACAGTGGGTTAGAAGACCCACTGCAACACATTAGTACCGTCTGTGTGTAACACAAACTCACCATTCTCATTAACTACAGGTGTAGTACTCTTAGGTTCAAAGTCTGTTAGTATGTCACCAACAGCATTTCCTGGGTTAGCACACCAAGCAAATGTATAGCCAACGCTATATTTAGATGTTTTAGCACCTACTAACATTGTTTTACCTGTTTGTGATAATTTAAATACTTTAGCTTCCATGATTTTTGTTTTTTAAGGTTTAGGTGGCAGTACTACCCTTCCTGCCAAAGTTTAGTGGGGGTATGTAGTTGGGGGAGGTCACTAACAACATGCATATAATTTTTCAAAAAAACTAAAGGTAAAGGTCAATGTATTTTAGTAATTGATTATAGTGAGGAGCATGATTTAAAATGGGTAGTTATACAGGATGATACAGGTGAGGTATGGGCTTGGCCTAATGATAAGGTTAGGGGTTTTAAGAATGTAACTATGGGTAGAAACAGTGTTAGTAAAATAAGTTAATTTATATATGAGCAATGATGAATTTCAAATGAAAGGTTTTTGGGATAAGAAACCTACACAAAGTAAGGTTTTTAAACCTAATGAGATTATTGGTTTTTTAATGGTTAATGGCTCTTGGGCTGTTTATTTAAAGGAAGGTGTTAGGCGTAAAAGGTATGTCCAAAACCCTGAGTTTGAAAACTTTACACAGATTAATCAGGAATTAATTAATTATGAATTATGGCAAAAGTATTATAAGGTTATATTAGGGGTTGATGACTTTAGTCATAACATTGAATAATTTTTTAATAATTTATAGCTCATATATCAAAATTTATTGTATATTAATAGTATGGTAAGGGTTAACATTGTTAACATCACCTCTGAGGGCCAAAAGGTAGTTAAGAGGTCAGACATTGGGTTAGTAGGTATAAATAATACTGAGGTTGTCCCCAATACCTTACAAAAAGGACCTTATAAGGAAAAAGGTAGATAGCTGGAGCACAAGGTAAAGGTACCCTCCTGAATTAACAGGGTTAAAGCTTCCAGATAGGTTTAAATGACCTAGGGCTAAATACTGATCTACTATAATCCTAAAGGTTAAAATCGCTTAGTGGTAACATTAAGTCAAAAAAGGCAGTTTCTGCAGGGGTATGTTTTATCTTAAAAAATATAAGGGATAGTTATATAACATGTGTTATTATATATTAAATTTGTAAGATATAATAATATATGTTATATTTAACATTAAAAGGGTAAAAGTAATATGGAATATAAAATACCAGTTAATAGCCAGAATTATTTTAAGGCTATGCTGACCGTTTTAAATTTTAATTTGAATCTGTCAGAATTGGAAATGGATATACTCTGTGCCATGATGAATAATGGTTTGATAGAGGTAAACATTGACACTAGGGAAATTATTAGGAAGGTGCTTAATAAGGATAAGTTCATGACTAATAATTATATTAAACGATTAAGGAATAAAAATGTACTTTTAGATAAGCCTAATGCCAATAGGGTGTATTATATTAATCCAGCTATATTGAACATTATGAATGATATGAAAGTGAGTTTTGAATTTATTATAGCAGATGAAAATAACACAATTCAGGATCAGCAAGATTAATGAAGAAGACTTTGAAGAAGTACTTAATGAGCTTACAATGGGTTTTAGGAAGTATCGTAATAAAAATGTAGGTTTTAATTATACATTGGAGCATGACGATAAGACTATAACTATTAAGTTTGTAGAGTTAGATGAGTCCGTTAATTGATGATATATTAAATGAAATGAAAGCTGAATTTGGGATAACTAAATTTGAGCTTGAAAAAATAATTGACTCCCAGTTTAAGATGCTTGCACAAACTATTGAAAGCAGGGAAGTTAAAGAAGTACATATTAAGAATGTAGGTAAATTTAAACCAACAACGTATTTAATAGCTTATAAGGATGGCAGAGTTAAAAGCAAAAATAAAGGAAATAATACAGGGGTGGAAGAATCACCTCAGTAATCCTTCTGTTGATATAACTAGGTTAGCTGATACAAGGATGCAGTTGTGTGGACGTTGTTCTTTAAACATAGGTAACTTTTGTTCTAAGAATAAGGAAGGGTATGCTTTAACTAAGTTCATGTATAATGGGGAACAAAGATCCCCAGGTTATAAATACAAAGGGTGTGGTTGTTATTTACCTGCTAAAACCAAATCACCAACCTCTTCTTGTCCTTTAGGTAAATGGTGATATAAAAGTAAATACTATGAGGTTGCATGAATTTGAAATAATAAGCGATGTTCAGTCAACAACTTCTAAACCAAAGATATTGACCAAGAACGATAAAATTAAAAAGTTATTTAACCTTGATGAAATAACTGCTGAGGAGTTTATAGATGGTAAGACAGGTAAACATGTTAAGAAGTACTGTGTTATACATGATTTAAACAATACAGCATATAAGGTTAATACACCATATGAAACTGTTAAAAATATAATACTTAATAAAACTTTTATGGTGCAAGGTTTTGCATCTAAAAGTAAAAATAAAAAATAGTTGTGAAGATACCTAAGAAATTACAAATACTAGGCAAGACTGTGGTTATACAACAACCATGGAGAATTAGTAAGCAAGATCATAGGGGTGAGTTTGATTATATTAAGGGTATTATTAAGGTTAAACGTAGTTTACCTAAAGAAGAAAAAGAAACTATATTTTTACATGAATTGACACATGCTGTTTTAGATTATTTAGAATATGATGAGTTGTCAAAAGATGAAAAGTTTGTAGAGCGTTTTTCAAAAGGTTTACATCAAGCATTAACAACAATGGAATAATATGGAAGAAAATAAAACACTTGAAGAAAAAAACATAATTGAAAAGCATACCTTCGATAAGCAATTTAAACTAAGCGTAGCTTTAATTGACCTTGAAAATAGGATTAAAGATTTAGACGTTAGAACCAGGGCATTAGAAGAAGCTATGCATTTTTTTGTTCAATGGTATAATGAAAAAGAAAGAGTAGACATATTGGTGCCAGAGCACTTAAAAGAGTATACGAAAAAATAATTTATGAGTAAAAAACAGGGCGTAAAAGTAGAAGAAAGTCAAAAAGGTGTTGTACCCAACCCTAACAAAACCATATCTATGAGTTTATTAGAATCTTATAGAAGGGTATTGTATGAAATAAAGATATTTTTTGACTCTATAGAGTTTGATAAGATTGAAGAATTAGAACTCAAGATTAAAACCGCTAAGTCTATACTTGATGCTGGCAAAGTATTAGGTGACAATATTAGTTCTTTGGATGTGCTTGAAGAAAAAGTAAAGCGTGAAGAAAAAGAAAATTCAGTACGCAGAGGTGGTGCTGAAACAAGTATGTTTGAATTGTAAATATGTCATCTAATACACAATATGTACCACAGGTAGATAAGTTTGAGAATACCGATGAGTTTAGACAGTTAGCAATACTGTTTGAACAAAAAGGGTATTATACAGATTTACCTAAAGGTACTCCTCAGTATAAAGAGTTTTGGGTAGAAGAAGATAGGAAATGTAGGTTTGGTGTAACTAATTCAAAAGGGATTAGTATAACAGGTATACATTATTTTTACTTGAATTATATTCAGATTAAAGCTGAAGATGAATCTACAGGTAGGAAGAAGATGAAGTTCCCAAGATTTTTGGATATTGATTATGATTATTTTCATTTAGTTGAAGCGTGCAGAAGATTAAAAAAAGGTCTTATATTTTCTAAACCACGACGTACTGGGTTTAGTTATAAGAATGCTGCATTAATGACACATGAATATAATTTTTATAGAGATTCTAAATGTGTTATAGGTGCTTATTTAGAACGTTTGTCTACAAACACAATGAACATGGTTTTAGACAATATGAACTTTTTAAATGCCAACACAGAATGGCGTAAACAACGTAATCCTGATACAAAGGATTTTGTTAAGTCCAGGTTTGAAGCATCTGTAGATGGTGTTAAAGTGTGGCGTGGTTACATGTCTGAAGTAACCAAGTTAACATTTAAAGATAACCCATTTGCATCTGTTGGTTTGAGTGCTAGTGTATTTATATTTGAAGAAGCTGGTACTTTGGTAAACCTAAAAGAATCTTATAATATGTCAGAGCCGTGCTGGAAAGATGGTGAGAATATGATAGGTGTACCTATTGTATTTGGTACTGGTGGTGATATGGAAGGTGGTACAGCAGACTTTGCATACATGTTTAATAACCCAAAACAATATAACTTGTTAGAGTTTACAAATGTGTGGGAAGATGGTAAATCACATACTAGTTGTGGTTGGTTTATACCAGCTACACGTGGTAGGTTAGGTTTATACAAAAATAAACGCATGGTAGATGTGGATGGTAATTCTGATCAGGAATTAGCATTAGAATCAATTATGAGTTTACGTGAAGCTAAAAGATCAGGGCATGATAATAAGGCTTTACAAGATGCTATAACACAGTATCCATTAACACCTAGTGAATCTTTTTTAAGGAACGCAGGCACAGTATTTTCAAGTATGGAGATGAATGAATGGTTAGCTAAACTTGAAACTACACCTTCTTTAAGGGATGATAAAAAGAAAGTTGAATTATACTTTGATACAAATAACAAGCTTAAAGCTAAAATAAACCCAGATCTGCAGGATATTATAAATTATCCTTTGCAGAAGTCAGATAACAAAGAGGGTTGTGTTGTATTGTATGAGGATCCTGTAGATAACCCACCATTTGGGTTGTATATTGCAGGGTGTGACCCATATGATCAAGATAAAGCACAACACAGTGAATCATTAGGTTCATTCTTTGTGTACAAAAGGTTTATGACTAATGCTCATACCTACGATCATATTGTAGCTGAGTATACAGGTAGACCTGAAAGAGCTGATGATTTTTATGAAACATGCAGACGTTTATGCATATATTACAATGCTAAGTGTTTGTATGAAAACCAGCTTAAAGGTTTAAAAGGTTATTTTGAAATGAAGAACAGCCTGCATTATTTGTGTGAACAACCACAGATAATTAAGGATATTGTTACTAATTCAAAAGTGAGCAGGGGATATGGTATTCATATGGCTATACAAATTAAAGATCAATGTGAATTGTATTTAAAACAATGGTTATATGAAGAACGTGAGGATATAGATGGAAAAAAAATATTAAATTTACATACTATAAAATCTATACCACTGCTTAAAGAATTAATTACATATGACAGACAAGCTAACACGGATAGAGTTATAGCTTTTATGTTATGTATATTACAATCCAAAGAATTACATAAAATTCATTTGGAAGAAACACAACCTAAAACTATTTTAGAAATGGACCCTTTCTTTTCAAAGCGTTTGTTTCAAAAAAATACATACAATAAAATTAAATACTAACTTAATAATAAAGAAAAGTGGCTTTACCTATACAAAAGTTACCTTTTAAGAAAAAGGATGATGATTGGAAAAAAGATACTATGGACTACTTTGAACGTATGTCATACAGTTCTGTAGCATCTAACCGTACAACCAATTATAATAAAAAAATTAACTATGACCTGTTTAATGGTCGTTTTAACAAAGCTGACTTAGAATATGTTTGTAATCCTTTAGGGCTTACAGAAAATGAATTCCCAGCTACACTGCAGCATTATGATATTGCATCTCCTTCTCTTAACCTTCTTATAGGTGAAGAAACTAAAAGGGGTGATAATTTTATAGTAGTTTCAGAAAGTTTAAGCGATATTAATCGTAAACAAGAACAGTTAAAAAATACTATAGTAGCTGCATTACAGCAGAAACTAATGGGTGAGATTGATCCAAGTACTATTGATCCTAACAATCCTCCACCCACCCCAGAACAAATTGTTAAATACCAAAAGCATAACATTACAGATCTTATAGAGTCACAAGCTAATAAGATACTTAAGTTTTTACGTAAGAATTTAAATACCAAAGAGATATTTAAAAAGGGATGGAAAGATGCTTTAATAGCTGGTGAAGAAATTTACTGGACAGGTATATCTAATGATGATGTTACACTAAGACGTTGTAACCCATTAAACGTTACTGTAATACTTGATGGTGATACAGATTATGTAGATGATGCTTTAGCTGTAGTAGAAGTACGTATGTTAGCTCCTGCTAGTATTATTGATGAGTTTGGTAGTGATTTAACACCTGAACAAGTTGAGAAGATTGAAGCATTATCTAAACGTTTTACATCAGGTTATAACTTAGTTAATAACAGTCCTACATTTACATTAGATAAAACAGCTGGTGTAGTTGATACAGGTTTATCAAACTTCTCAACAATTAACACTACTGCAGGTGCATTTAATTCTGAATTACTACGTGTAGTACGTGTAGAATGGAAATCATTTAAAAAGCTTTACCATTTGACATATTTAGATATGGAAACAGGGTTACCTGTTGAACAAATTGTAGATGAATCTTTTGATATTAAAGTATTTAAAGGTTTTAATGATACTGCTAAGGTTGAAGAGTTTTGGATTAATGAAGCATGGGAGGGTATTAAGATTGGTGATAGTATTTATGTAAATGTACAACCTAAACCTAATCAACGTAGACGTATGGATAACCCATACTATTGTAAATTAGGTTATACAGGTTTAATTTATAATGCTACTAACAGTGTATCAGTATCTCTGTTAGATCGTATTAAACCATATCAATATTTATACAACATTATATCTTACAGGTTAGAATTAGCATTTGCTAGTGATCAAGGTAGGATATTCCTTATGGACTTAGCTCAAGTACCTAGGTCTGAAGGTATGGATATTGAACGCTGGATGTATTATTTGAAAGCTATGAAGATAGCTTTTATTAACAGCTTTGAAGAAGGTAAAAAAGGTGTAGCTACTGGTAAGTTATCAAACTTTAATCAGTTTCAATCTATTGATTTAAGTTTAGCTAATCAAATTAATCAGTATATACAAACTTTAGATTACATTAAATCTCAAGTAGCATTTATCAGTGGTGTATCACCACAACGTTTAGGTTCTATTAACACAAGTGAACTTGTAGGTAATGTAGAACGTTCAGTAAATCAATCTGCGTTGATTACAGAGTATTTATTTGACTCTCATGATGAAGTTAAACGTAGGGTATATATGGCACTTGTAGAATGTGCTAAAATGGCTTATAGGGATGGTAAAAAAGTACAATTTGTACTTGATGATATGGGTATAGAATTATTAGATGTACCTGAATTACAACTTGAAAATTCTGAATTTGGTGTTTATATTTCCAATGCTACAAAAGATCAAACAGTTGTTCAAACGCTTAAACAATTGGCTCAAGCAGCTATTCAGTCTGATAAAGCTGATTTGTCTACTATTATTGACACCATTGTTAATGACAATCCTAGGGACATCATTAGGTTGTTACAGAATAATGAGCAGGCTAAACAACAGCGTGATGCACAATCTGCACAGCAACAACAACAAATGCAACAGCAACAGTTAGAAATGCAAATGCAGATGAAGCAACAAGAGATGAATCTTAAACAATATGAAGTTGATAGTAATAATCAAACTAAGATTCAGGTTGCTGAGATAAATGCTATGCGTAGTATGACAGGTCCTAGTGATGTTAATGAAAACAAAATACCTGATCCTATGGAAGTAGCTAATGCATCATTAAAAGAACGTGAGATAGCATCTAAATCATTTAGTGAGCAAGCTAAACTAATGCAGGATTCAAATAAACACAATAAACAAATGCAACTTAAAGAAAAAGAGATGCAGATGAAAAAAGATATTGAAGATAAAAAACTTGAAGCTATTAAAATACAAAATCAAAATCAAATTGAATTAGCTAATAAAAAAGCACAACTTGATAAAGAAATGGCTAATAAAAAACTTGAACTTGAAAAATTAAAAATAAAAGCATCAAATAATAATAAAACTAAAAAATAAAAACAATGGCTTTAGATATAAACAGTTTTAAAAAACAAAATACAGGTAAAAATCCTATGATATCTGATGAGGTAATCAGTTATTTAAACATGCGTATTGAACAAGAAGAGTTATCTTCAAGGATGTATTTATCCATGAGTATGTGGTTAAATAACAAAGGTTATACTGGCGCAGCATCTTTATGGAAAAAATATTCACAAGAAGAATTAGCACATTCTGATTGGTCACGTGAATATTTATTAGCTATGGGTGTTCAACCTGATACTCCTGCTTTAAAATCACCTTCACAAAATTATCAAGGTTTACCTCAAATTATTAAACTTTCATATGAACATGAAATAACTATTACTAAGCAATGTAAAGAATTAGCTAGTAACGCTATGAAAAAAGGTGATTTTATGTTATTTGAATTAGCTGGTAAATTTTTAAAAGAGCAAATTGAAGAACATGATAAGATGCAAAACTGGATGGATAAGTTAGATGCTTTTGGTACAGATCAAATTGCTCTGCGTCTTTTAGATAATGAAATGGCTGGATAATAATAAATAAAACAATGATTGATATAAACAAACCAATAGGACAACCAAAAGGTAAATCCTCAAGTAAAGCTGAAGAGTTTTTTGGTAAACTTTTCCAATTAAGAGATCAAATTCATCTCACCCATCTCAAAGTATCAGGACCAGGATCATATGCTGCCCATAAGGCTTTAAATGAGTTTTATGATGGGTTATTGGATCATATTGATACTTTAATTGAAAGTTATCAAGGTAAATATGGTATTATTACTGTAAATATACCTGCTTCATCTGCAGTAGAACCTGAAATGGCACTTGAAATGTTAGCTAAATTAACTGATGATGGTAATGCATACATTATGTTCAAAGAAACATGGATACAAAACCAAATTGATGAAATTAGTACGTTAACATACCAAACTTTATACAAACTGAAAAACCTGGCATAATAAAACGCCATATGTTTTATTACGTATTTTAGAAAGTTTTGTAAATTATATAACAAGAAGTATTATATTTAACATTATAACAACATGGCAAAAAGTAAAAGTACAGAAGAAACAGCAGGAACAAGTCCTTTTGGAGGGTTTAAAATTCTACAAGGTGAATTTCCACCCCCACCTGCAACTGATGATATTCAGGATGGTGATGATGTAGCATTAGTTGATAAAACTGATGATGCAGAAGAAGAACAAACTGATGATCAAAAGCAAAGGATGCTTGAAGCTGACAAGAAGCTAGAAAAAGTAGCTGAAAAAGCAGCTAAAAATTCTAAAAAAACTGAAGATGTTGCTCAAGATGAAACAGATGAAGAAGCTGAAGATGAAGTTGAAGATGATACTGATACTGATAATCTGGCAGATGAGTCTGATGATGACAACACTGAGTCACCGCTCAAAGAATTTGCTAAATCTCTTTACAACAAAGGGGTTTTGGATTTTGATGATAGTGATGAAGAGTTTGAAGACAGTGAAGAAGGTCTTGAAAAACTGGTTAACAAGACTGTAGAAAACAGGATTAATGATTGGGTATCCAATTTACCTGATGAATACAGTAAATTTTTAGAGTTTGTTCAAAATGGTGGTCAACCTAAAGATTTCCTTAATGTATATTACGGTAATCACTCTTGGGAAAACTACAAAGTAGAAAATGAAAGTCAACAAATAGTAGCTGTTGAAGAGTCCCTAAGACTTACAGGTGAAACTGAAGAAGATATTAGGGATATGGTTGAAGAATGGCGTGATAATGGTACTTTAGAAAAACGTGCTAAATCAGCTTTAACTAAACTTCAACGTATAGAAGCAAGTCAAAAACAAGAACTTGTAGAAATACAAAAACAACAAGCTGCAAAACAAAAAGCTGCACAAAAACAATACTGGGATAATTTTAAAAACAGTTTGTTTGAACGTGAAGACATTAAAGGGTTTAAATTAACTCCTAAAATGAAAGAACAGCTTTGGCATCATATGACTGCTATAGATAAGTCCACTGGTAAAACAGGTTATCAGATGGCAGTAGAGCAGGATAATGAAGCTTCACTGTTGTTTGCTTTACAATCAATGTTAGGTTTTGACATTAAGAAACTTGAAAAACAAGTTGAAAGTAAAGTAAGTAACAAATTCAGCAAAATGCTGAAAAATTACAATAAATCATCTAAAGAGAAAATTTCTTCAGGTGGTACACAAGATTTTGGTGGTGGGAATAATCCATTCTCAGGCTTTAAATCTGTTAAACTTTGATATCTATAAACAATATAAAAATAAAACAAAATGCAATTATCTGATTTACAGATAAGTACTGGTAACTGGCACACTGGCCTAACCCAGGCAACTCACTTATCTAACTTCTTTTTAACTGAGCCAGCATTGGCTTCTGAAGTAATCACTCGTGTATATAACAAGATGAATGGTTACAAAAATGCATTGTCATTCCTTACTTCTGGTACTGGTCGTACTAAAGGTTTGGATAACATTGTATATCGTTGGCCTTTAATGGGAGATAGCCAAAAAGCTGTTCCTATTTCTGTTGCTCAATCTACCTATGGTGATGGTGGTTCTACACCTGGTATTGCTAACTCTACATTCCGTGTAGGTTTACCTGAAAAATGGTTTACTATTGGTGATGTATTGGTAGCTGATGACAACCAATATTTATTCCGTGTAATGGAAGAGCCTTATCAAGATGGTGTTGATTATGTTTACACTTTGCAATTGATCACTAAAGATCCAGCTGCTTATGTACCTCAATCACTTCTTGGAATTGGTAAAGAATTATCTAAAGACTACAACGTAGTTGAACATGATCATTCTCGTACTTCTGGTGACACTACTTATGCAACTCCTTTCATGATGGAGAACTACATGACTACTTTCCGTAAAATGTATGCTGTATCTGGAGCTGCTCAAGCTAAAGTTCTTAAAATAGGATTAATGAACCCACAAGGTAAAGAAGTATCTTATACTTGGGTTAAATATGCTGAATGGGAATTTTGGGCACAATGGATGGATGAAATGGAAATTGCTTACATCTATGGTAAAGGTAACGTGAATAAAAATGGTACTACTGCTATGAAAGGTGCTTCTGGTAACCCAGTTTATACTGGTGCTGGTTTAGAAGAGCAAATTGCTCCTGCTAACAAGCGTAAGTATACTACTCTTACTGAGCAAGTTCTTCGTGATTTCATGGATGATCTTTCTTATAACGGTACTGAAGATGGTCCACGTGAGTATGTTGCTCTTTGTGGTCGTCAGTTCATGAACCTTTTTGATCAAGCTATGAAAAAATCTGCTTCTAACTTTACTTTAGTTGACAGCAAATTCATCACTGGTTCTGGTCAAGAACTTATCTTAGGTGGTCAGTTCAAAACTTATATCGGTTTGAATGGTGATAAAATTACTTTAAAAGAGTGTCCTCTTTATAATTCAGTTGTACGTAACCGTCAGCTTCACCCACAAACTGGTAAACCAGCTGAATCTTACAAAGCTACTTTCCTTAACTTCAAGATTAACTCTAACGGAGAATCTAACGTTATGAAAGTTTACCATAATGGACGTGAAATGGCTTCTACTTACATTGAAGGATTATGTTCACCTTATGGTATGAAGAAAAATGGTACTTCTAGTTCACCTGTAGATGGATATGAATTCCATGTATTAAGTGAGTGTGGTATCATGTTGAAAGATCCTACCGATGCAGGACAATTCATCCTGGATGTTGAATCTATCTCTTAATTGTTATATAGGCTTTGAAGGGTGTGCCTTAAACACCCTTTATTTTTAAAACAACAACAACAAAAACAACAAAAGTAAAAGTATGAAATTTGAAGGACCTAAGTCTGTAAAGATTAAAAAATGCCCAAAAGTAGGATATTTTGGTTTAGTATCTTACCCAAAATCAGTAACAACAATAGGTTGTCAACTTGGTTCAAAAGGTGGTTATAACACTGGTTTAACTGAGGATGAAGAACGCTATTTTGAAAAAGCACTTGATTTACAACCCAACCAATTAAATAAACATAGCAAATGGTGGGGTGATGTTTTTAATGTTGAATATGCTATACGCTTAAACAACACAAAAACCACTGAATTAATTATGGATAATCCAGTTAATCAGTTAAAATATAAAGTACTTTTATCCCACACAGATGTTGCTAACTCTGAGTTGGAAAAAAATAAACCAGGTGTTCAGTTTTACATTGATGATGAAGAACTGAAAGCAAAAGAAGAACTTAAGACTCTTAACTTTGAACTTGAAGGTATGAAACTAATTATTGGTTTCACACCAGATGAAAAGAAAGGTGCTCTACGCTTATTTGGTAAGATTGGTTTAGATACCATGAGTGAAGATGTAGCTAGCAGTTACCTAATGCAAGAAATGAAAAGAGATCCTAAGAAATTCTTTGACATAGTCACTGATAAAGAAATGAAAACTAAAATGTTTATTTCTGAATTAAGTGAACGTAAGATTTTAACACGTACAGGTAATATGTTTAAATATGGTGATGATATCATAGCTAATAGTACATCTGAATGTGTTGAATACCTTAATGATCCTAAAAATCAATCTGTTAGATTGGCTTTAGAAACTAAATTAAAGAAACATAAAAAAGCGTAATAACCTTGACAATAGCTGAAGCACATAGAGCATTTAGGTTTGGTCTTGATAAGATGGATGGTTTAAATTATCCAAACTTCTTACCTGAAGAAATTGATTTACTTTTAAATCAGGCACAAGAACGGATAATTAAACAACGTTATGGTAAAAATAATATCAAACGTGCATCATTTGAAGAAGAACAAAAACGGACTGAAGATTTAAAAGAAATCATTCAAACCAGGATTGCTTTACCTCAAACTCCAGGTATTTATGGTAATTCAGCTAGTAATGCTACGTTTTTTGATTTAACTGATGATCATTGGTTTATTATTTGGGAAAAAGCAATTATTAACTGTCCAAGTTGTAATGTAAATAACCAATTACCACCAAGAAATCCTTAAATTAAAATCATATGGCAATAGGACCTCCTCCTCCTCCAGTAGACCCAAATCCTCCTGTAAGTGGGATTGAGGTTGAAGTAAGACCAGTAACACATCTGGAACTTGAAAAGATTAAGAATGATCCTTTTAAAGGTCCTGATCAAACTAAGGTTTTACGTTTGATGTACAAGAATAATGTTGAAATTATTCCTGCAACAGGTTGTACAGCAGTTAGGTATATGTACAGATATATAGCTAAACCAACACCTGTGTCACTGCAAAATAATGTCACATTTGTATTATCTGAACATATGCATCAAGAAATAGTTGATGAAGCTATTAAGATAGCATTAGAAGGTATAGAAGCTAAGCGTAATCAAACATTTACACCAATTGTAGATAACCAAAAAGAATAAAAAAATTAAAAAATGGCTAACATAAAAAATATCAAACCTGCATACTTCTTAGGAAGTTTGCTAACAAATCCTAAAGTTTTAGGTGGTAAAGTAGCTGAGATGATCACTGCTTTAACTGAAAAAAGCACTGTTACACAGGCTACAAGTATATCAACAGGAGTTACTATCAATGCTCAATCAGGTGTTATTACAACTGTAGCATTATCAACTGCTGCTGATACTGATTGTGGTTCATTTACTGTTACTAACAATAAATGTTACTCAAACTCAGTAGTACTTTTAACTGTAGTTAATAGTGGTGCTGGTGCACCTATAGCAACTGTTACATCTGTAAGCAATGGTTCATTCATTGTTAAATTACGTAATGTACACAGCGCTACTGCACTTAACAGCGTATTAAAATTAAACTATCAAATAATCTAAATTATTAATATTAAAACACAAAAAAATGAATAACTTACAAAGAGTTCAAAACATCTTCATCAGTAACGGTAGTGCTACTCCTGCTGGTGGTTCTGCTATTACCTCTGTTACACCTGGTGTAATTGGAGTATATGGCACTGGTATGGCTGCTTTAACTGCAGGTAATACCGTATCAACTAGCACTAATACTGGTGCAATCTACATGGTAGAAGGTAAAACTGACGCTAGCGGTGTTAGTTATGTTAAACGTTCATCTAAAATAGATGGAATGTCTATACTTAGCTATCAAGCTGAATCTTATGCTCCTGCTCAACGTCAAGTATGGTCTATTGGTTTTAACCGTGCTACTTCAGCTGGTCTTATTGAAGTGAATAATGATGTTAACTATAACTTCAGCATTCGTTTTAAGAATGACAAATGGTTATATTCAGAACGTCCTGAACTTCTTAATATCAACTTCCAATCTTCAAGTACTGCTACTCAATTAAGCATTGCTACTCAAGTTGCTAACTCTATCAATAACAGTGCTTACAAAAAGCAAGTTGTTGCTATTGTAGTTGGTGATGGTACTGGTGTTTATGGTGTAACTGGTGCTAGCAACTTTGGTGTTGAAATTACTGCTAAAGATGTTGATCAGTTCTTTAACAGCACTTATACTCCTAATAAAGTATATTTCTCTGTTCAAGTAAATGATGCTACTGGTTTTGGTACTTCTACAACTTGTACTGAAATACAAGCTTTTGATCCAGGTGTTGGTACTTACGATCAAGTTTATATGCTTGAAAACAAATGTTTTGGTTATGAAGGTGTTGCTAATCGTCGTCAGTGGCCTATCCCTGTATTAGACTATTCAGCAAGTTCATCTTATGTTCTTAGTGCTGCTATTGCACCTACTGTAACAGGTACTATTGGTGAAGATAAAGTTACTTTCAGTGCTACTGTTGCTGCTATCCTACGTGCTGGTGAAAAAGTAGAATTAGGTGGAGTTAACTATGAAATTAAATATTTCATTAGTTCAACTGTTGCTGTTCTTACTTCAGTTCTAGTTGCTGGTTTAGCTGCTGCTGCTGCTAAAGTACGTTATCAATATGATGTTATTACTGTAGAATATAACGACGCTATTAATACTCCTACTGGTGTTGTTGCTGTAGCTAATAAGTCAGCAGTTATTGCAATGCCTGCTATTGATGCAGGTGGTGCTTATAGCTCTACTTCAGCTATTGGAACAGCTATTTTAGCTATATTGAATCCTTGGATGGCTTCTACAGCTAAAGCTCCAGCTAACGTTTCTTTATAATACTTTTACCCCCTTGTTGTTTGTCCCAGGCTGTTTGGTGTCCTACCGCAGCTTGGGGCTTTTTTAATTTTATTGTTCATGGTTCATGAACATTTAACAAATGAACATTGATATAAAATGGCATTAGAACCAAAAATAAAACTTTGCCTTGCAGCTAATTGCACAGGCTTAACTTTCTATGAGGAAACTGGGGTATATAATGCAGCCACTAACCCTGGTGGTTATGGTGCACCTAACCCTACTTTAGCTAGCGTAGATCATGCTGAATTATTAATTTGGCCTTTATACAGTCTTACAAACTACGTAGCTCCTACTTACAACCTCACAATCACTCCTTCTGACAATCCTGATCTTGGTACATCCATTCTTCCTGATTTAAATATCCAGGATGGATTTTGGTATTTTGTATACAACCTATATGATGCTGCTGATCAATTAATAGCCACTGTTGAACAGGGTTATTATTACTATTGCAACACTGAATGTTGTGTTAGTAAATTATTATCAGCTATTGATTTAGATAGTTGTATGTGTACAAAAGAACACTTAAAAGATATAGAGAAATATACTAGAGCTAAGGTTTTACTTGAGTCTTTAAAAAATGCTGCTAGCTGTTATAATGATTCACTGTTTACAAAAATAAAAACAGCATTAAACAGTTTGTGTGCAAGTGTTGACTGTAAATCTTGCGGTTAATTAAAAACAAATAAATAATATACACATGTGTAATTGTAATGATAATATAAATTCAGTAACTGTTTATACTGGTCCTGCTGGACCTACAGGTCCTCAAGGTCCTGCTGGCAATGATTCAATATTAACAGGTACTTCTACAAGTAACTTAGCTGCCACTACTGGTACTAAGACTATAGTAACTCAAGCTAATATATCTTGGGCACCTGGTATGCGTTTAAGGGTATCTGATGGTGCTCCAGCTACACCAAGAATTATGGAAGGTGAAGTATCAACTTATACAGGTACTACATTAGTACTTAATGTTGATTACACTGAAGGTCCTGCAAGTTTATGGAATAACTGGGTAATAGGTGTTAGTGGTGCAGTAGGTCCTACTGGTCCAACAGGTGCTACTGGTGCAACTGGTGCAGCAGGCGCTGATTCTTTTGATTTATTACAGAATGCTATATTCTTTTCAGGTTCAACATATACACTAACTGTACAAAATAGTACTACTTGGATGTCATATGGTATGATATTGTATATTGCTAACCCAGCTACTGCTGTAGTAGCAGGTTATTATCAAGTAACTAATATATTAAGTATAAATCAGGTTATTGTATCTGATTTAGGTTACCCTGGTAATAGTACTGCTAATTTAACAGGTGCATTGCCTTTAGCAATGACTATTAGTGCTGCAGGTATTAGAGGTGCTGTAGGTACTACTGGAGCTGCTGGTCCTGCTAATAGCTTAAGTATTGGTTCTGTAGGTGCAGGTACTGCAGCTGCTAGTATAACTGGTACAGCCCCATCACAAATACTTAACTTAACATTACCTTATGGTCCTGCAGGTGCATCTGCATATACTACATTTACAACATCAACATATCCTACAGGATCTGTTTATTTTCCATTATTAACTAATGCTTATGATGTAGATGTTATGAGCACTGCCTGGATGGCACAATCTAACCCACCTTATTCTGGACCACCTTATGATGGCCAAATGATATTTATACAAGGTGCTGGTTATTTTCAAGTTATTAGTGTAAATAATGCTACTAGTGTTACTGTTTATGACCCAGGTTATTCAGGTAATAACTTAGGTTTAGCAACTCCTGCTGGAGCAGTTACTAGTGCTGGTGTACAAGGTGCATCAGGAGCCACAACAGGTAGTGTAGTATCAGGTATTAGTGATGGTGCTGGTAATACAGCTTCAGGTACTTCATATTACACATTGATTGGTAATTTAGTACATGTAGAAATAGAAATTGATTTAACTACATTAACTAGTACTAGTAGTGGTCAATTTTATGTAACATTACCTTATACACCTGTTGCAGCTAAAGTTTCAAATGGTTTATTAATGTATGGTGGTTTTGTTTCATATGCTAGTAGTGGTGTTCAATACCCTATACAAGTTAAAATAAACAATACTAATACTCAAGGTTTATTATATTTTACATTTGTCACTGGTAGTAATATTAGGTTAAGGAACTTTACAGACAGTCAACCTGAATCATTAACTACTAATGATGTTTTAAACTTTAGCTTTACTTACGAAAAAGCATAATAATGACACAAGAACAAATAATAAACGTAATATACAGGTTACAATGTTGTTCATCAACTATTGCTGCTGAACTATCAACATTGTTATTAACTGGTGATAAATCTTGTAAATCAAGGTTTAGTAATTTATTATTGTTAAATGATTACATTACACAATTTAAAAAATACAATACTGTTGCTGGCTCTATAAACTGTATCACAGAAGAACAATTTACAGCAATGTATAATAATGCTTCTGAATTGTGTAAACTTTGTGATTGTGGTACACCATTTCAATCTTATAATAGTCCTTATACTGCACCACTTGCTAATATAACTTTAAGTCCATCACCTGCTTTAGTTGATGATAAGTTAATACGTAGCATACCTTTTACATTTGCAAATACAATTGATGCAACTATAACAAGGACTAGCAGTAAGAATATGATTACTTATGCTTTACAAAGGAGTTATGATAATTCATCATGGACTACTTTGTCAAGTAACGATGCTACAAACCCTGTTACAACAATACTAGGTTTAACTGATTTGGCTCAACCAGCTAATCAAAATAATTATTATGTGAGGGCTTTTGTTTCAGATGAACAAGTGCCTGCTGGTCAAGCAATATCTGCAGTAGCATCATTTGGTATTTATCAACCTGTATTGTATGGTTATACTACTCAATCTAACCCTACACTTGTAGATTTAACTACATTAGTACCTGTACCACAAGGTGCTGGTTCTGGTCAATTAGATTATGCAAACAGTTCTGCAGATAAAACCATAAACGGTTTATTTTTTAATTTTAATGCTAACCCTAACTTTAGGTTTTGTATAGCTTATGATAATTCTTATGGTACTTTAACTTCATTTAGCGATGGGTTTTTTAATTACATAAGTAACTTTACAAGTAATACACAAACATTAACATTTGGGGATGGCACAGTAAAAACATACAAAGTGTATGTATATAACTTAACTATTAGTTCAGGTACATATACTATAAACACCTACTAAAATGGCAATTAATTTACCTACAGGATTTTTTAGGACAACTAATGAACCTTTAGATGTTCGTTATTTGGCTAGTGGGTTAACACCCTATAGTTCTGTTGCTGCAGCTAATGCAGCTATAGAATCTTCTGTTAGGTATATAGGTCAATTTGTAAATATAAACAATCAGTTATACTGGTATCAAAATGGTATTGCTGATGGTAATTTAGTAGCTTTTGCAGGTGGTGGGGGCGGTGGTAGTGGTACTGTAACAAGTGTATCTGTAACAACAGCTAATGGTGTTTCAGGTACTGTTTCAAACCCTACAACAACACCAGCTATTTCATTAAGCTTAGGTGCTATTACACCAAGTTCTGTTGCTGCTACAGGTACTGTTACAGGTAGTAATTTAAGTGGTACTAATACTGGTGATCAGGATTTATCAAACTTAGTTGTTAAAAATCCTACTATTACTGGTGCCACAAAAACTAAAATAACATATGACAGTAAAGGTTTAGTAACTAGTGGTTCAGATGCTACAACTGCTGATATAGCAGATACTACTGATAAACGTTACCAAACTGACAACCAAAAGTTATATAATGATGCTACAAGTTCTATTCAAACACAATTGAATAGTAAAGTTACAGGTGTTACTGCAAGTTCACCTATAACATCATCTGGTGGTACATCACCTGTTATATCAACATCTATGTCTACCAATAAATTAATTGGTAGGTCTAGTGCTGGTACAGGTAGTATGGAAGAAATTACTGTAGGTACAGGTTTATCATTATCAGGTGGTACATTAAGTAGCACAAGTACTGGTAGTGGTATATTAAGTGGTACAGCATCAGGTACAGATACTTATACAGTAACTATATCTGGTGTAACAGCTTATAACAATCAGGATGCTTACTTAATTAGGTTTACTAATGGTAATACAACTGGTTGTACATTAAATATTAACTCTATAGGTGCTGTAACATTATACAGAAATAATGATGGTGCTTTAATAGGTGGTGATATTATTGATGGTGCTGAAATGTTGTGTATTTATAATTCAACATTAAGTGGTTTTCAAGTTATTGGTACTGCACCTAATACATTATTAGCTTATGTTACTAATGCTGAAACTAGTACTATAACTAAAGGTCAAGCAGTATATGCTTTTGGTGGTACTGGTGACCGTTTAAAAGTTAAATTAGCTTATAACACAAGTGATGCAACATCAGCTAGCACATTAGGTATTGTATTATCAACATCTATTGCAGCTAACCAAAAAGGTTTAATTATAATGCAAGGTCAGCTAGATGGATTAAGTTTATTTCCTACAGCTACATGGGCAGATGGTGATCCTGTTTTTCTTAGTGCGACACCTGGTGGTGTAACTAAAACAAAACAATATGCACCTAATCATTTGGTGTATTTAGGTGTTGTAACTACAGCAAGTAATGGTAGTGCTGGTAGAATGTATGTTAAAGTACAAAATGGTTATGAATTAGATGAACTACATAATGTTCAAGCACAGAGTCCTAATAATAATGATACACTTTATTATGACAACTCTGTAAGTCAGTGGAAAACTAATTCAATAGCTGGTATATTAGGTTATACACCTGCTAATGCTAGTACAGCTGTAACTTCTGTAACAGGTACAAGTCCTATTTCAAGTTCAGGTGGTACTACACCAGCTATAAGTATATCACAAGCTACTGCAAGTACTAGTGGTTATTTAAGCAGTACAGACTGGAATACATTTAACAACAAACAACCTGCAGGTGCTTATTTGACTTCTGTAACTGCAGATTCACCATTATCAGGTTTAGGTACATCAGGTAGTCATTTAACAATACCTGCTGCAACTTCAAGTGTAAATGGGTATTTGAGTAGTACAGATTGGAGTACTTTTAATAGTAAACAACCTGCTTTAAGTGGTACTGGTTTTGTAAAAATTAATGGTACTACAATAAGCTACGATAATTCAACTTATTATTTAGCTTCTAATCCTAATGGTTATACTAGTAACTTAGGGACTGTTACAAGTGTTGGGTTATCTTCTTCTACAACAGGAGTAACTATTGGTTCAACACCTGTAACTACAAGTGGAACAATTTCTTTAGCTATTGCTACTGCAAGTGGTTCACAACAAGGTTTATTATCAAGTACTGACTGGAATACTTTTAATAATAAACAAAATGCTTTTGGTAGTCAAACAGGTAATACTTTTTTTGCAGCTCCTGATGGTGCACCAGGTGTACCTAGCTTCAGACAAATTGTTGCTGCTGATATACCAACGTTAAACCAAAATACTACTGGCAGTGCTGGTAGTGTTGTAAACAATTTAACATTTGATAATACTGGTTCAGGTAGTTCAAGTGGTGTAACATTTAATGGTTCATCTGCTAAAACTATCTCATACAATACAATAGGTGCACAAGCATCTTCAACAAATTTAACAAGTCTTGCTGCTTTAAGTTATGCAAGTACTTCATTTGTTAAAATGACTGCTTCTGGCACATTTAGTTTAGATACTAATACATATGTTACATCAGGTGCTTTAAGCTCTTATGTACCATATACAGGTGCTGTAAGTAATGTTGCTTTAGGTACTTTTAGTCTTACATCGGATAATGGTGCTTATGATACTGAAATATCACCTACCTTTGTTAAGGCAAAAAACTTAACAGCTACTGAATTTTCTAGTATGTATTATGATCATTTTGAAGTAAGTAATACTATTTCAATGTCTACAATGCAGATGAATTCTTCAGGATTAGTTTTCCCTAATGGTAGTACACAAACTACAGCAGGTTTAACTGGTTCAGGTTCATCAGGTCAAGTATCTTACTGGAATGGTTCAACTTCACAAGCAGGCACAAGTAATTTGTTTTGGGATAGTGGTAATAATAGATTAGGTATAAATAATGCATCACCATTGTATGATTTAGATGTATCTGGTACTGCAAAATCTAATACAGTACGTGTAGATAATATAGGTGCTGATACATTTCAAATATTTGATGGTGGTGGTACTAAACAATTATATATTGATAGTACAAACCAGTTTGCATTTAATGCTGCATCAGGTCCTATATATTTTGGGGCATTTGGTGCACCTACATTTGGTAGGGCAGGTTTTAGTATACCAGGTAATGTAGTATTTGTTGTTGACGCTGTAACAGCTAGGACAGGTTTTGGTGGTGGTATTAACTTAATATTTAATTCACCAGATGCTTTAGTTGAAATTCAAGGTAAAGCTGATGAAAAACAATTATCTGTAAAAGGTAATGCTGGTCAAACTAGTGATATTGCAGAATTTAAATCTAATGGTACTAAAACAGTTTATGTTGACAGTACAGGTAGATTAGTATCAACAACTATGGCAATACCTACTGCTGCTCCTGCAAGCGCAATAGCAGGTAGTATGTATATTGATACTACAACTAATTTTTTATGGGTACATAACGGTACAAGTTGGGTATCAACATTATTAACTTAAAATTATGGAAATACAAGATATAACAATATGGTCTAAAGGTGAAACAAAAACAGCTACACAAATTAAAGTAGCACTAACAGGTGATGACTTGAGTAGTAAAGCTGTATTTTATTATGAACTTTTAACTGCAGATAATATTCAATTAATAGGTGGTACTGTTGAAATGAAAGGTTCTGATTATACAAATTGGAATGGATCAAATCAAGCTGCTTATCAATTTGTAGCACAAAAATTAAATATTAATTTAAAATAACAATGGAAAAAAAGATAGAACAAAACGCACAGGATTTACTTAATTTAATCCACAACACACCTTTAACAACATCACAACGTGAAAGTTTATTAAAAGGTTTAGAAACAATTTATAAATTAGCATCTGATTATTTAAAATTAGAAGCTGCAAAAGAAGAAGAAAAAACAAAAGTTTAAACTATAAAAACATATTAAAATGATTAGAGCAGACCAAAGTAAACAGTATCTAAGTGAATTATTACAAATTACTAAAGCTAATTTAGTAGCTTGTGGTTTTCAAAAATTAACTGTAGATGGTACAGTTGGTGGTGTATCCCTAACTGTTCCTTCAAATGCACGCTATGCACTTTGTGTAGTAGAATCTACTATAACATCTGGTCCAGCAATACGTTATTTAGAATTAGGTGGGGTAACACCTCCTACAGCTAGTAACGGTATTCCTAGAGCTAACTATGAAATATTTGACCTTCAAGGTTATCAAAACATGGTTAATTTTAGAGCAATACAGTTTGGAGCAGGTACACATAGCATTCAAGTTCAATATTATAAATAATGGCTAACATAAGACATAATCTTAAAAATCTACTGTTAAAAGGCAAGTCTTTTGTGTCAGTCATTAACAGTAGTAAAGAAAATATTTTAAACGGTAATCTTGATAAAAGAGGGTGGCAAAGTGTGTCTGCTGGTGGCGGTGATGATTTTGCAGGAATATTTTTATCAGCTGCTGGTATTACTGATCCTACCATAACAAGTGCTGTTTATACATTAGTTAATGATTTAAATGGTTACGGGTTATGGTCTAAGATGTTAGGCATATATCCATTAGTGGGTGGTACTGCAAGTTCACATGCATGGAATTTAAGAGATACTACTAAACTAAAAATGCGTTGGGTTGGTGGTATGACTCATGACTCTAATGGTGTTACAGGTAATGGTACTAACTCTTACGGTCAGCCTGATATAACAGGAACAACAGG